ATGGCAAAAAGGATATATAAAAGGATAACATCATTGGCAAGCAATTCTGAGGAGAAGAAATATCCCGTGATGGATTGTGCGAGAAATCAGGACAATACTTGTGCAAAATCAGAAAGGGTTTGCATGGTAGGAGTGAAATCTCCAGAGTCCAGCAAATTGCCAGAGTTCAAACATGTACAAGGTTATCACCCTTGTGTTCTTTGTAGAGAAAAGAAAGACGGCAGCTATATTCCTGTCCCATGGTATGTTATGCTGAAAACAAAGGAATTGAGTGCCAAAGTAGTCAGCAAAAAGTCAAGAGATTTGAAAATGCTTTATGGCAATAATTTAAGAGTAATGGCTTATCCTGCCTTTTCTGCTTCTTTTGATGATGCCGAAAATGATTTGGAGGATTTGGAAAGTCAAGAAGGGTTTGTGCCTGATGTGCTGTGTTTTGATTATTTTGATATTTCAAATCCGGGACAAGGTACAAACAATTATTCAGAACGGGCAAAAGCAGATCATGTTTGGACAAAAGGGAAAGGCTTGGCTTCGAGAAGGCATTGTCTGGTGGCTACGGTATTGCAGAGTAATAGAAAATCAATTTCAAAAACTTCTTTGGAGCAAGAGGATACAGCAGAGGATATCAGGAAGCTGGCTCATGTAGATCTGCTGTTTGGATTGAACCAAACTCCTGAAGAAAAAGATCATGGGATTATGAGAGTGTCGGTTATTGCTCATAGGCATGAGGAATTTAGTTTCAAAGGCGAGGTGATGGTATTGCAGTCATTAGCGTTAGGCCAACCATTTCTTGATGCGGAATGGTCGAGAAAAGAAAGAGAGGGATAATTGATGATATCGATTTGTAGACAATTCAGATTTGAGGCAGCACACCATTTGCCTCATCACAAGGGAAAATGTAGAAATATTCACGGGCATTCTTACCGGCTCGAAATTGAAATAACTGGACCTATAGTTGAAGAGGGGCCTTCTCAAGGAATGGTTTTAGATTTTGGTGATTTGAAGGAAATTGTCGAAAGAATTGTTTTGGAGGATATTGATCACCAGGATTTGAATAACATATGGCAAAATCCAACAGCAGAAACAATGGTGGAGGCTATTGCTTCTTGTCTGCAATCCTCATTGAGTGAAATTTCTGGTTCTATAATTGTTATGAGAGTCCGTTTATGGGAAACAATTAATTCTTATGCCGAATGGAGGAAAGAATGAAAATTGTATCAATCTTTAATTCTATTGATGGCGAAGTAAATAAGTTCCATCAAGGACGATTTTCCACTTTTATTCGATTGGCAGGTTGCAATCTATTCTGTGATTATTGTGATACAAAATGGTCTTGGGATAATAAAGGGATAGAAATGTCTGTCGCGGAAATAGTGGATCATGTTGAGAATTCTTGGGGTGGTTGTGGCAAAATAACAATTACGGGTGGAGAACCATTGTTGCAGAAAGAAGAATTATATTTTTTATGTTTAGCTTTGAAAAAAAAGGAATATAATATTTCTATTGAGGCAAATGGAACTTTGCCAATTCCTTCGGAGTGGCCTGAATTAGATTGGCTTGTTGATAGTTGGATTGTTGATTATAAATCATCTTCTGTCGGACACAATTTTGAAAGAAGATGTAAATTTGCTAAATTAAGAGAATCTGATTGGGTTAAATTTGTTGTTGGTGATAGAGAAGAGTATAATGAAATTTTTCCTGTTTTAAGAACATCTTTGGCATGGGATGCTTTCATCGCTGTTAGTCCTATGCATGGGCAACTGGATCCAGCAGAGTTGATAACTTGGTTACAAAAAGATAATCTTTTTCATTGTGTTATTAATTTACAATTGCACAAATATATCTGGCCAAATATCAAACAGGAGGAGGAGAGATGAGCATAAAAGATTCCGGGAATATTATAGTTGTTCTCAACGGTAAATCATATAATTATGGGGATGATTATAATGGTCTTATTAGAGATTTATGTTTGCATCAAATTCGGCATTATCAATACCAATCTTTTGATGTTTTACGGGAGAATGTAAAAGTAATTATGGAGATGGTTTATGAATTTTTGTCCGACACTTCGGTATCATTAAATGATGCAAGGAAAACTGATCTTATCAAGAGAAAAATAAATGTTTTTTTGAAATATCTTCCTCAACAAAAAGATGTTTTGTTGTTACTCGCTAAGATTTACAATTTTGCCCTTGCTGTGGATGGGATTGGTAATTTACCTGGGTTTGGGTTCTCAAATAGATTTGGAGATAAATTATCCGGCAATGCTGAGAGGATTAGTTTGAGAAAAGTTTTGTAAAAATATTTGTGAAGTTTTTCTCATAAACAAATATAATATATTTGAAGGGTGGTTGAAAGTTAATAAATGGTAGTGAACAACAAAATGAAAGGAGAATGAAATGAAGACGAAACTGGTGGACATGAAGGAGATCAGATTCAAGGATTTGGCGGTAGAGGTAAAGAGGTTAAATGATAGTGGGATTCTTGCCGATAAAATTCCTGGGTTGGTTGGCAAATCAAAAGAGGAGGTGGTTGATCTTTTTGTGAAGGCTGTTCAGTCCATTCCTGATGACGAAAATGGAAACTGGACTGGCCCAAAAGAAACAGGGACATATTATATGTCTTTGTTAGTTGCTGAAGAAAAGAAAGATGTCCCCGTTTCCAAAGAGTCGACTTCTAAAAAACCACACGCAAAAGAAAAAAAGAAATCAGAAGCAACAGGCAAAAATGGATTTGGACATGTGAAGGGTTCGATTGCGGCAGATATAGACACTATGCTTTATGAGGGAGCAACACGAGACCAAATTACCGACATGCTTCTTAATCGACTTGGTGATAAAAAAGCGGCATCAGCCAGAAGTAGAAGTCATTTGTTGCATATGATGACGCGTGGTGATTCCTTAGTTGTTTTGGATAGTGAAACGGGTGTTTACAAGGCAGAGAAGAATCCCAACGAATAAAAAGGAATTGAGATGGATTATACAAGAGCTGATTTTTCAAGAGACGTTGATATTTTGGTAGGACAGATTGATCATAAAAAGTACAGGGCGATTTATGGCATCCCAAATGGAGGAATACCCTTATCAATTGCTTTAAGTCAGAGGTTGCAATTACCCTTGATGGATATTCCTGTTGGTCATGATATTCTTATTGCAGATGACATTGTTGATACCGGGTTGACAATATCGCCCTTCGTACAAAATGATATTGTTTGTATTCATGTAAAATCATACACTCCCAATAAACCAAAATACTATGTTCGGGAAGTTGATAAACTTGATTGGATTGATTATTGGTGGGAAAAGAATTCTAATGCATCCACGATTGAAGATAATGTCACTCGCATCCTCCAGTTTATTGGAGAAGATCCCACAAGAGAGGGATTACAAGAAACTCCTAAGCGAGTAGCGAAGTCGTTGGAATTTATGTTTAGTGGATACAAACAAGATCCTACAAATTTGATCAAGGTTTTTGATTCTAATAATTATGATGAGATTGTATTATTGAAGGATATTGAAGTTTATTCGCATTGTGAACATCACATATTGCCCTTCTTTGGTAAAGCACATGTTGCCTACATTCCTGATGGTAAAGTGTTAGGTGTATCCAAATTGGCAAGAATAGTTGATATGTATTCCAAGAGATTGCAGATTCAAGAAAGATTGTGTCAACAGGTAACTGAGTGTCTTGAGACCTACCTACATCCAAAAGGTGCTGCCTGTATCATCGAAGCATCACATCTTTGTATGAGGATGAGGGGAGTACAGAAACAACATAGTTCTATGATAACATCATCTTTAACGGGGGCTTTTCTTGATAATATGACAAGTCGACAGGAATTAATGGGATTAATAAAATGAGGATTATTAAGGCAGAGATATTGTGGTCGCGAAATTGTTTTTTGAAGTGTGACTATTGTGGGATGGTGGATGGAAGAAAAAATCTGCGTAGTTTGGAAGATTGGAAGAAGGGGATTGATTCTTTGAAATTGCTCGATTGCGGATTTATTGCTTTCTACGGAGCAGAACCGCTTTGTGAGTTTGATAAATTGCCAGAGATAGTGGGATATGCAGAGTCGATTGGTATTCACACTACTATTATCACGTCGGGGAAGATTCCCAATTTCTATCAAAAATTAGATTTGTTGTATGCCAAAGGGGCTAAATCCCTTTCAATGAGTTATGATATGGTTCCACTTGGAAAAAGTAGTCAAAGTAAATTAGAGCTGGCTATCGATGGATTAACATATTTTTCTAATAAGGGTGCTGTAAGGGATGTAGCGACAATTGCAACAATGACCAGAACAAATTTTAACTTGTATCCACAAATGATTCTGGAGATGTCGAGAAGAGGTATATGGTCATTTTTTGATTTGATACACTGGGATCGGGGACAAGAAGGTGGTAAATGTAAAAATTATATAGGAATTCAAGAATTACTTTTTAAACAAACTGATTTTGATGATTTGGTTGTTGTCTTAGATCAGATTAAACAATTAAAACACCAAGGATATCTGGTTCATACCAGCCCATTTTTTATTGAGAAATTGATTTGCCAACCAGATTTGATCACTGATTATAATTGGAATTGTGCGATGGAGGATAATTTTCCTGCATGGGTAACAGTTGATGTAGATATGTCCGTTTATCCTTGTGATGACTTTCAACCAAAACAAGGTCGTATTTTTGATTTGGTGAATTTGATGGATGAGTGGGATGAGTTTGGTGTTTATTGGAAGCCCATTGTTCAGACAACATGTCCTGGTTGTTTATGGAATACCCACATTGATGCTCATGCCATCAAAGCTGGAATAATTCCTTTTACTGATTATATTCACCTATGAGTAAGAAATGGAGGATCAATAGATGATTTTGTTGTTTTCTGGTGGCATTGATTCTTTTGTTGCTTGGCATTATCTCAATAAGCCAAAAACAGTGTATTTTAATCTTCAATCGAGATACTCACTAAGAGAGATTAGTGTTGTTAAAAAACTCATACCAACGACAATTATTGATAATTCATTGAATTTATCGGATCGTGAACACGGGGATAATGCTTATATTCCTTTTCGCAATCTTCTTCTGGCGTGCCAGGCAGTGAAATATTCCAATCGTATTATTATAGCAGGGCTTCTTGATGATATGGTTTCCGATAAAAATAAAGAGATTTTTGCGGAGTTTAGTGTTCTATTGACAAAATTGGAAGGCCGAACTATCTTAATTCAAAGTCCCTTTTGGTATATGACTAAAGAACAAGTTGTTAGATGGTATAAAGAGAATGTTGGGGATGATGAAATTTTGAAAACCACCTCCTGTTATAGTACTGGATTAGATAATTATTGTGGTGCATGTCCATCTTGTTTTAGAAAGTGGATTGCTCTCCGCTCCAATGGATACGATCTTGATTTTTGGAATGAAGAAATGTTGGATAGTTATTACGATAGGGCAATGAAAGGAAAATATGTTACAGCCAGGAATGTTGCTATTACAAGAGAAATCGATGCGTATCGCAGTAGATATTGATGGCATACTAACTATTGAGATTGATGGATGGGATTATGCAACCAGAACACCCAATCTGTCAAATATCTCCATTGTTAATTATCTGTATACTCAGGGTCATCAAATTATTTTATATACTTCCAGAAGAATTGACGATCTTGATATAACTACAAATTGGTTGTTGAGACATGGAGTAAAATTTCATCATATTATCTTTGATAAGTTGACGTACGATATGATTATTGATGATAAATCTTTTAACTTAAAGGAGGTGCAAATTGATAAACTTATTTCTGGATAGTGGTGCTTTCTCTGCTAAATCCAAAGGAGTGGAGATAGATATCGGTGAATATATTAAATTTATCAAGGAGAATAAAAAATATATTACTGTTTATGCTAATTTGGATGTAATTGGTGATGCAGAGGCAGGCTGGAAAAATCAAAAAATTATGGAAGATGCAGGGTTGAGTCCACTGCCAGTTTATCACATCGAGGATGATATCTCTTATCTTTATAGATGTCTTGAATATCCATATTTTTGTCTTGGTGGTATGGCGACTGGTTATACAACAGCTCAACGCAGGAGTTTTTTGGATATGTGTTTTGAAATTATTTGTAATACAATTGATGGAATGCCTAAGTGTAAAATTCATGGTTTTGGTATGACTTCTTTGGAATTACTGCTTCGTTATCCTTGGTATTCAGTGGATTCTACAAGTTGGGTGTTAACGGGTAGGTTTGGAAGTGTGTTTGTTCCCAGAAAGGTAAATGGCTCTTATGTATATGATGAGTCTTCATGGAAAGTGACGGTTTCAAATCAATCTCCAGATCAAATAGAGGAGGGTAAACATTTTAATACTTTTGCACCTATGGAACAAAACATGATCTTGCAATATCTTAAGGAGAAAGGATTCAAAATTGGTAAATCAGAGTATAAGGAAGAAAATAGAAAAACATATAAATTGCAAGATGGTGAAAGATGGGTTAATAGTGCTGATGCTCCGGCTGTTAGGGAGATGATTGAAGAGTTTCATATCTATGCTCCTAACAAATTATTGGCTATGCGTGACATGGTGGAGATTGTGATTGAACCAGGCCTCTCAAATGATTATAAACAAAGAGATGAATTAAATATCATTTATTTTATGGATCTGGAGAGATCTTTGCCATCATGGCCGTGGGCTTGGAAAAGGACCTCTCTAAGTGGATTTGGGTTTAGACCATGAAAATTTATCTTGCGGGGGGGTATCTTATTAAGACGGCAAAAAAACTATATCAATTGAAGGCAAATAGATTGTTTTCATTTTATGATATAGACACCAAGAGGGTTGATATGGATAAACGTTTTAGAGAATTGCGGCAAGAAAGGGAGGGTTGATGATAATTTATCTGGCAACGTGGTTAGAAGATAATCAAGGCGTTACATTGACAAAGACTGGAGCTTTTACAAGGCTTATATCCTACTTTTTTTTGAAGAAACAAAACTCAGATATCGTTCAGGAGTATGTTGAAACAGGTTTAATTCACAGAAAAATCAAGGAATGATTATCTATCTTGCGTCTACAGAACCAAGGACAGTGTTTCAATGCATGAAATTGTCAATAAATGGGGCAAATATCCTGTTATCTAATTATGATTTATCAGACAAATGCCCGATTCCTTTTAGGAAAAAGACATGGGAAATGATTACAAAAGGAGAATTTTATGAAAATAAAGAAGCAAAAATTGGTTGATGTCTTATCTGCAATCAAACCCGGGTTGGCTCAAAAAGCCATTGTAGAACAAGCAACACACTTTATTTTTACAGGGGATCGTGTTTTAACTTTCAATGATCGCATATGTGTTTCATATCCTGTGCGGACAGATTTCACCTGCTCAGTTGCGGCGGAGGAATTTTTTAAGATTGCAAATAATATTCCAGATGATGATATCAATATTGAAGTTAATGATGGAATATTGCGTATAGAAGGATTGAAGGTAAGAGCTGTTCTTGCCGCCAATTCTGGTGATGTAATTTTGTCTTTTGTGCAATCCTTGAATTTAGATGAGGTGCCAAAACGAGCAAAGAAATTACCTGAGGATTTTAAAGAGGCTATCAAATTATGTGTTTTTTCCGCTTCTACCAATATGAGTATCCCGGCGTTGACATGTTTATATTTACATGATGATTATATCGCTTCTACCGATAATTTGCGCATCAGTGAATATAAAATGAAAAGCTCATTGGGGTGTTCAGTATTATTACCAGCCTTATCGGCCGTGGAATTGATTAAATTTGATGTTGCTGAATTTGCTCTTTCAGAAGAAAAAACATGGATTTATTTTTTCACAAAGGAAGGGGCAATATTTTGTTCTCGATTAGTAGATGCTGAATTTCCTGATTATGTTTCTTTTTTGGAGGGAATAAGCAAGGATGAAATTGTATTGCCTGAGAATATAGATAACTTGGTTAAAACCGCTTCTATCTTGACGGAAGAAGGCGGAGATAACCAAGAAATCGAAGTGCAGATCAATAAAGGCAAACTGAAATGTAAAGGACAGAATAAATTAGGTTGGATTGAATGTGAATCCCGCATTCAAGCACGACTTTCAATTACTTTTGTTATTGTTGCATCGTTTTTTCTGGATATTCTCAATCACACACATACAATGTTTTTTGATCAGAATAAGGCTCTTTTCAAAAGCAATGAATTTCGTCATGTCATCGCATTGAAAGGGGAATAATGATTATCTATCTGGCCGGAAACATTACACCCCACGAGAATTATTGTTAATAAAGTATGGCACCAATAGATTATTTTCATTCCACTACCATGGAATAGAAAAAGAATTTTATGATGAGTTTGAATGTCGAATTGAAACAATAAAAGAGGATAATGATGTTTTGTCATCTACATGTTCATAATGAATATAGTTTGCTTGATGGGGTAGGCAAAGCAAAAGATTATCTCAAAAGAGCAAAGGAAATGGGTCAGGATTATCTGGCCTTAACCAACCACGGGAATATTGATGGCCTTTTGGATTTTCAAAGAGAGGCCAACAAAATAGGGATAACGCCAATACTGGGTTGCGAATTATATTTTGTTCCAGATATTTCCCACAAAGAAAAGAAAGAAAATCGTTATCATATAACGGTATTGATTAAGAATAATGAAGGGTTTGAAAATCTTTGTAGAATGTTGACTATTGCAAATCTTGAAGGTTTTTACTACAAACCAAGGGTTGATTTTAAGATTATCCTTGAGCATCGTCAAGGTTTGGTATTTCTGACGGGTTGCCCGGCAAGCGTTCTTTTAAATGAAAAACATTTACCTTTTCTTTCGGATTTAAAAAATGAATTGCCTGATGATGTTTATCTTGAAGTCATGCCACATGAATTAGAAGATCAGAAAGTTCTAAATAGATTATGTTCAAGGATTAGTGAAGAGTTCATTTATTGGCCTCTGGTTGCTACAAATGATTGCCATTATATCGAGCAGAGAGATAATGATTTGCAAGAAGTTTTATTGGCAATTCAAACAAAAGCAACTTGGAATGATAAAAGCCGCTTCCGGTTTCAAGAAAACTCTTTGTATTTGATGTCTGAACAAGAAATAAAGGATGCTTTCAAAAAACAAAATGTATTACTCAAATCAGAATATCTTTCCGCAATCAGGAATACAATTGAAGTTGCTGAAAAATGCAAGGATTTTCGGATTGAGAAAAAAGAGATTTTTCTTCCACCTGTTAATACTCAATTGATAGAAAATGTTATTTTACGGGAAGAAGAATTTTTGAGATCGCTGTGTTTAGATGGATATCAAACTTTGTTTCAATCTGATCTTATCGAAAACAAGGAATATCTGGAGAGATTTGAAGAAGAGTTTGATTTGATTAGGAAGAAGAAATTCATCCGTTATTTTTTGATTGTGAAAGAGCTGGTTGATTGGTGTTATAACAATGATATCATGATTGGCCCAGGGAGGGGCAGCGTTGGAGGCAGTTTGATTGCCTATCTATTAGGAATTACTACTGTTGATCCGATTAGGTATAAATTGTTATTTTCTCGTTTTATCAACGAAAATCGAATTGATTATCCAGATATTGATATTGATTTTGAGGATACAAAAAAGCATTTAATCCGGGAACATCTTGAAGAGAAGTATGGCAAGAATAATATTGCTTCTGTTTCTACTTTTCTGCAAATGAAAGGGCGGATGGCTATCAGAGATGTTGCCCGTGTTTTTGATGTTCCATATAAAGATGTGGATGAATTTGCAAAGATTATTCAAGATGATGAAAATGGGGATAATTCTATTTCAGAAGCATCTCATCATTGGTTTTCGGAGAAATATCCAGAAGTTGTTGATTATGCATCCCGTCTTGAAGGCCAAATTAGAGGCTGTGGTCAACATGCAGCTGCATTGATTGTTTCGGCTGAGGACTTGACTAAAGGAACAAGGGGCAATATCGCAACCAGATCAAATCAAGAAGTCATCAATTGGAGTAAAGATGATGCCGAATATATGGGTTTGATGAAACTTGATATTTTAGGATTGAATACTTTATCTGTTTTGAATGAAATAAAAAGGCTTGTCAAACAGAACCATAACCAAGATTTGGTTTTTGAAAAAATATCCTTGGATAATAAGGAAGTGTTTGATGTATTGACAAAAGGGCAAACAGTTGGAGTTTTCCAATTCAATACATGGGCGACAACTAAGTTATGCAAGGAGGTTGGTATAGATAATTTTGGTTTGATGAGTGATGTTGTTGCTCTTGTAAGACCTGGGCCAGCGGATAGTGGAATGACAGCAGAATTTATCAAAAGAAAACATGGAGGAAAATGGGAAAAGAAGCATCCTATTTATGAAGAAATTACAAAAGACACTTTCGGGATAATTATTTATCAAGAGCAGATAATGGAGGTGATTTACAAAGTGGCTGATTTGCCATATTCTGTTGCCGATAAAATTAGGAAGATAATTGCTAAAAAAAGGAACATCGATGAATTTGAAAGATATAAACAAATGTTTCTGGATGGTTGTCAAAAACAAGGAACAATGACAAATGATGAAGTGGAAGATTTTTGGGCTGCATTAGAGAAACATGCAAATTATTCTTTCAACAAATCACATTCGGTTGAATATGCGATGATTGCTTATTGGTGCGCTTTTTGTAAATTATTCTATCCTGCTGAGTTTATTTGTGCGAATTTATCCTATGGATCTGATGGGAAAAAGGAAGAATTGGTAGAGGAAGCGAAAAGATTGGGGTTGAATATAATTTTGCCAAGAATTGGGGTTTCAGATGCTACCAAGTGGACGGTTAAGGGAGGGAATATTTACGTTCCTTTTATTGAAGTGAAAGGGATTGGTGAAAAGAAGGCTCAAGAATGTCAGGACTATAAAGTTCCAAAGCAAGAAAAATTGAGTTTTTTCTTTTCGGGTGGAGGAAACAGTAAGAAAACATCTGCAATAGAAAAATTACTTATTGAGATTGGTGCAATTGGAGAAAACCCTGTAGATGATTTATCAAAATATTTTTCATTCAATGTTTCACAACAAAGGATAAAGAAGCAATTAGATCGGTATATCCCCGGACTTTTTTTTCAGAGAAGATACAGAAATACGGAATTGATTTATTGCGATTCTTGTGCTTTGAGAGCAGAGGCAACTCGGCCAGTTTTATCTTCATATGGAATATACAACATTCCTATTATTGGGGAAGCTCCGGGAAGAGAAGAAGATAAAGAAGGGAAAGGATTTATTGGTAAGGCAGGTGATTTGCTTTGGAAAGAGTTAAGGAAGTATGAGCTGACAAGGCGGCAATTTCATGTATGCAATGTTTGCCGTTGTTATCCGGGAAATATAAAAACACCGAATTTAGAACATATTTCTGCCTGTTCAAAATGGATTGATGAAGAGATAAAAAGATTGGACGCAAAGTTTTGCCTTGCTTTGGGCAATACTCCCCTAAAATATTTCAAGGGAGAAGAAGGCGGAATTACAAAATTATCAGGGAAAACAGAATGGGATGAAAAAAGAGGGATCTGGATTTGTTGGTGCCTTCATCCATCAGCGGTATTAAGAAATCCAACAAATAAGGCTTTATTTGAAGAAGGAATCAAGAATTTTGTTGAGAAAATAAATTTATTGGGAGGATTGAAGTAATGGCGGATCGGGAAGAGTTGCATTTGAAATATAGGCCAAAGACTTTTGATGAGTTGATTGGGAATAATGCTTTGAAGGAATCTTTGTTGTCGGCAATCGGTAGAACGAGAACCTTTCTATTTTATGGGCCAAGAGGTTGCGGGAAAACAACTATTGCAAGATTGATTGCTGCCAAATTAGAAATTGCAGAAATTGATATCAATGAGATTGATGCGGCGGATAATACTGGAGTTGACAATGCCCGGCAGATTAAAGAAGCTGCTCAATATTCACCGATGGGAAGCAAATACAAGATATATATAATTGATGAATGCCATCGTTTAACCGGGAATGCTTTTGATTCATTATTGAAAACGCTGGAAGCTCCACCATCTCATTGTTATTTTGTTCTTTGCACTACTGAATTACAGAAAGTTCCCACAACAATCAAGAGCCGGTCAAAATGTTATGAGGTGAAAGTTTTAAATACAAAAGAACAGAATTTTTTGATCCGCTGGATTTGCCATGAAGAGAAGATAACCATCACGCCAGAAGTTAAGCAAACCATCATGGAATGTTGTGAGGGCATTCCACGGGAGATTATTGTTGCATTAGATACAGTCAGAGATGTAAAAAATGATGAAGATGCGATTTCTCTTATCAATGCAGCAGTTCACCGGGAGGTTAAGGAATTGTGTCAGGCTCTTTTGAATAATAAAAATTCTTGGGAAACTGTTGCTGGTATATTGAAAGAATTGAAGGATGATCCTGAGAGGATTCGGATGGCTGTATTGGGATACATGAATCAAGTTTTATTGAATAGCAAACGAAATGATAGAGCTGCATTTATCATCCAGAATTTTAAGGATTCTTTTGTTTGGGTAGGAAAGGCCGGATTATCTTATGCTGCTTATATGAGTCAAACAACTGATGTTTAGAAAAATATATATAGAGAAACAGCCTAAAATCCTTATAATATAGGCAAGGAAAGGAGGGAATTTTATGCCAGAGGGATTTGATTACAAGGGCGATGTAGAGATAAATGAGAATGATCTTGATGGGGAATGGATTAAACAAGCTTCTCTGTATGCCAACTGGGCGGTTCGGTATGCAAAAGAATTGAGATTGAAGGATATAATCTGGTTGAAGAAGAAAGTTTTGAAAGCCACATTATACAATAAATATCGTGTTGAATTAACTGTTAATGACAAAGCTCCAACGGATACAAGGGTTGATTCGGCTGTCCGTTCTGATGCCGAATATGAGAAAGTGTCTCTGGAATTGATTGATACCGAAGCCAGAGTTAATGAGCTTGATGCTATCAAATGGGCTATGGAGCACAAGAAAAAATCATTGGACAGATTATCTGAAAATCAAGACAAGGCTTTCAATATGCCGGATGGATACAAAGAGAGGCGAGAAAAGGCTATTCAGCACAAACAGGAGGAATCAGAGGAATTAGATAGAATGGCAAGAAAAGCAATGAAAAGAAAGGAGATGGGGAGATGAGTGGATATTCACTTTTTGACTATGTGGTTTTGATAGTCTCAGGGTTAATAATTGGATACATTGCAATACGGGTTTGGATGTATGGGGTTTTTCGTAGTTATTTTGAAGCAAAAAAACAGCATAACAAGAAATCAAAGGAGGAAACAAAAAATGGCAGTACCAAGCAAGAGGCAAATGCAGGAGAACCTTCAGAAACGACAGCAGAAAGAGCAGACTTTTTACCGTAGGACGGGAAGTCTTTTTGTTTCAAATGTTTCTTTGAAGTATTACAAAACACCTATGGATGCTAATTTGATTGACATTATCCCTTATATAGCAGGTGAGAATGATCCGATTGGCCCAGGAGAAGTTGCTCATAAGTTGGTGATTTATATTCATCCGAAATTGAGCCAAACTGGGGAGGATATAATCTGCATGGAAAAGACATTCAAGGGAGCAAGAGGAAAATGCCCAGCTTGTCAGGAGTATCGCAGAAGAGTTGCAGCAATGATGTCAGAGGAAGAAATAAAGCCATTTAAGGTAGCGGGTTGGCCGAGGGTTTTGTATAATGTTTATGATAGAAAAAACCCTAATAGTGGTGTTCAGGTCTGGAATGCATCATCATATTTGTTTCAGCAATATCTTGATGTTATTGCAAGAAGATCTTCAACATCTCCGGGGCAGCAGCCTGAGAATTATGTTAATTTCATGGATCCTACACTGGAAGGTAGGTCAATTGGTTTTGACAAGCAAGGCAAGAATGAGTTAACAAAATATATTGGGATCCATTTTGAAGAACGTCAGACTGAAGTGCCGGATTCGATACTTGAAGCTGCTCATGTTCTTGATGAGATTATTGCGTGGCCGACTTATGCTTCAGCTTATGAGGAAACTTGGGGTGTTCCTTATGATGATAATGATGTCCCAGAAGGGATTGCTTCTGAGAGAACCAAAAAGTATGATAAAGAAGTAAAGAAAGTTGAGGAAAAGAGTAAGCCTGTAGAGGAGAAGAAGGAACAGGTTGAAACGGATGAAGAAAGGGAAGAAAGAGAATTAGAGGAAAAGCTGGCCGCTGTCAGAAAAAAGAAAGAGGCAGAGAAAGCCGGAGCGAAAAGTACAAAAGAAAAGGCACAAGAGAAAAAGACATCTTCATCTGGCTGTCCGCATGGGCACGTGTTTGGAATTGATATTGATGAAAAGCCTGATTGCGACAAATGTCAGTCTTGGAAGGAATGCGCAAAAGAAGCTGATCGTTTGGAACGGGAAAAAAGATAACATCTATGCAGATAAGCGGAGCAAAATTTGCTCCGCTTTTTATTACTGTGTAATAAGGAGAATTGATGAAAATAGATAGGCCAGATTCTACAAAAGTTTCAGAAAATCCTTCAAAACAAATTTCAGAAATAGAAGAATCTCCGGTTGATTTTTTACATACAGGCTCATGCCTGTTAAATCTTGCTGCTTCTGGGAAAGGCAGGAATGGAGGCTGGGCAAGAGGCAGAATCATCAATTTAGTTGGGGATGGTAGTAGTGGAAAAACCATGATGGCCTTGGAATTATGTGCCTATGCCTTGCACCATGGGAAAGAAATTGAATCTGCTGTCTTTCCTGCTGTCAAGAAGGTCAAGATCGTTTATGACAATGCAGAAGGTGTGATGGATTTTCCCATTGAAAAGATGTATGGGAAAGAATTCAAGAAAAGTATTACTTGGGAAAATTCTTGTACAGTACAAGAGTGGGGCAGGAAATTTGGTCGTGAAATTGATTCCCACAAGCAGGGAGAAATGCTGATATATGTTATTGATTCTTTGGATTCCCTTACATCTCAAGAAGGGCTTGATAGATTTGACAAGGCAGTCAAAAATGATAAAGAGGAAGATGGGACATATGGTGTAGAAAAGGCCAAATTTCTCAGTCAGAGTTTTTTCGCAAATATTTGTTCAAAGATGCAAGGGAAAGATATTACATTGGTAATTATTTCTCAGATCCGCCAAAAGATAGGCGTTACATTTGGTGAAAAATATGGTCGGACAGGCGGAAAGGCTCTTGATTTCTATACTCATCAAGTATGCTGGTTGGCTGAAATTGAAAAACTCAAAAAGACTTTCAGGGGAGAGGAACGGGTATATGGCATCAGGATCCTTGCTAAAATGAAGCGCAATAAAGTTGCTAAACCTTTCCGGGAGGCTGAACTGATTGTATTGTTCGATTATGGTGTGGATGATATTTCATCATCGCTTGCTTATCTGTATGGGCCAAAAGTCAAACTATTGTCTTGGGATGGACAGGATTATAACAGGGCGGATTTGATCGCCTTTATTGAAAACAATCAGCTGCAAGATGAGCTGGCAAGAAGAGTTGAAGAGGCTTGGAATGAAGTTGAAGAGGCCATAAAAACTGATAGAAGGAAAAGATATGAATAGAAGCATGTTAAGAACGAATATTTTTTGGGAGGATAATGAAAAAAATCATTCTTGATTGTAATTGGCTTTGCTATCGTTCTGCCTTTGGCATGACAAGTCTTTCTTATGAAAACAAATCTGTTCATGTGGTTTTTGATTTTATTAGGCAATTGCTGGTTCTGGCTGAGAAATTCAAATGCCATGATTTTGTATTTTGTTGGGATTCAAGAAATTCATGGAGAAAAGTTTATTCTCCAGAGTATAAAAATAATCGGCATAAGGATCTGACTGCGGAGCAAGCGGAAGATTTGGCTGATACATACCGACAAATGGATGATTTGAGAAATATGGTTTTGCCCTATATGGGATTCAAGAATATCCTGTACCAAAGCGGTTATGAAGCAGATGACTTGATTGCTGTGGCTGTTGATGATTTGAAGGCTTTGGATAAACATTGTACTATCGTGTCGAGTGATGAAGATTTATTCCAATTACTTGATATCAATGTCCAGTTGCATAATTTCAAGAGAAATTTCCGGCTCAGTGATTTCATGGAACAGTATTATAGTATAAAAGCAAGCCAGTGGGCGGAGGTCAAGGCTATTTCTGGCTGTCCCGGAGATAACGTGGTTGGGATAAAAGGAGTTGGGGACAAAACAGCAGCAAAGTATATTGCCGGGATTCTGAAAGGCAAGGCTAAAGACACGATAGAATCAACGGAGGGATGCCAAATTAAGGCGTTTAACCTGCCCTTGGTAAGGTTACCTTATTCTGGTAAAAAGGCGATCAAAAAGCTGGAAATTGTTCCAGATGAAATTTCAGAGGATAAGTTTCAGGATATGTTCGGCCAATACGGATTCAAAAGTTTTCTAAAAGAAGAGAATTGGAAAAAATGGGAGGAGGCATTTGAATTTTGAAAGTAGAAATTCTGGAAGAAGCTGGTTTTGATTCAGCTATGTTTGGATTGAGCCTTTCCAAACAGCAAAGTGTTTGGAGGATTCAGGAAGTTTCCCACAAATTGTACAGCAAGGATTTTGGCCACAATAAATTTCTTGAGCATATAGAAGTTTGGTTGAAAGTTACCGCGCCAAGATTTTGGTGGCAGGAGGCTGATACTTATAGGCTTTGTTCAAAACAATCTGATTCAACCATGCATACAATCCACAAGGCATTACTCACGCAGGAAAATTTTGAATATCCTATATTTCCAACAACTTTAGCTAAATTGAATATGGCGATTGCTGCATATGGTGCAGACAAATCGGTAGAAAATTTATTGACTGTAAAAAATAATCTTCCTGAAGGTTTTTTATCAACAAGAGAGTGGAAGATGTCATACAAAGAACTCCGCAACATAATTTCCCAAAGGATAACTCATCGTTTACCGCAATGGTTGTATTTCTGCCAAGAAATTCAAAAGCAAATAAAACATCCAGAATATTTTTCTGATCTATTTAAGGAGTGATGATGGCTAAAGGTGGTTCGTTTGAAAGGGAAGTGGCAAAACAACTTTCCTTGTGGTGGACTGGTGCAAAGAGAGATGATGTTTTCTACAGAAGTCATTCTTCTGGTGCCAGATTTACACAAAGGAGGAAGGCAGGGAAAGATACAGCTTTACAGGCAGGGGATTTGACTTGTTCTGATCCTATTGGGGAGCCGCTTATCAGGATTTGGAACATAGAATGTAAGAAGGGTTATGGCGGGAAAGGAAAGATCAGAGATACAGAAGGTGAAGTGATGAAGATTCCCGTCAAGCAGAATGGTAAAATTATCAAGTATATTGATAAAACAACAACCATCCGATGGGACATCCTTGATATTTTAGATTCTCACCAAAAAGAGCCTGTGATTATCAAAATGTGGAAGCAATGTTTGCGGGATTCAACGTTATCAAATAGAACTCCTGTTCTTATTTTTCGGAGAAATGCTCGCTCCTCCTGCATTATGATTGGAGAATTATATTTTACAAAGTTACAATCTTGGCTTGGAAATTATTCTGGCTTTTCTTGTGGGATAAGAGGCATTGGAAGAGGCATTGGAATCATTATGCCAACAAAAACTTTTCTGGAATGGGCAATAAATTTGCCAGAAATTATCAAAACTACATTATAATACATTCAAGAAAGGAGCTGATGATGAAACTAATTCTTGAGTCGTGCGTTAAGAATCCAGATGGGATCATAGATATTTCTGTTTTTATCCAGAATATCAAACAAGATGTTCCAAAAAGATACACTTATCATTTAGCGAGCGAATATCAGGCCAGACGTTTTAACACATTCTATCGTAAGGGGAAGAAGCTGCATGGCAAGGCTTTGCAGATTTTAAAACAATGGAATATTAGTGAGGTGATGTGATGAATGTTGCATATGGAAAGTGTTTTTATGGCAAAGAGAAGGAGAAGAAACTGGCAGAGTGGAAGGAGCGTAAAGAATTAGAACGAATCATTATCAGTGAGATTGTTCGCTTGCGAGAAATGGAGAAAAAGTCTTTTGAGACAATTGCTATGGGACTGAATGATCGTGGGTTATGGCCAAGATCAGCCAAGAAATGGAATGCCGTGCTTGTTTTCCGTATCTATAAAGCGACTGGTCGTTGGCGCAAGAAAGCTGATCTCATGAAAGAAGCTGATAGCAATATTTTCTTCTGGCGATTCTATGATAAATTGTCTTTCAAGAGTATAGCGGATACATTGAATACACAAGCGTATTGGCCAATCCACGGAGCAAATTGGTCTCCACAGATAGTCCGTAGGCATTATCTGAGACACATGGAAAGTTTGGAAAAGGGATAAAATATGTTCAAGCGATTATCAATCAAGAATTTTCAAAGCCATGCGAATACAGAAATTGAGTTTTCTCCTGGCGTGAATGTTATCCAAGGATTATCATTTACAGGGAAAACAGCTATTCTGAGGGCAATGAGATTGCTGTTGGAAAATAGGCCGCAAGGTGCTCATTATTTTTCCGACTTTGCTGGTAATAAAGGATCAACGGAAATTTCCTTGGAGCTGTTTGATGGGAAGACTGTTTCTCTTGAGAAAAAGATTCACATTCACAAGAAAAATGGGAAAGTGCTTGATGAAAGCATTTACAAGATGGATGGTTGGGAATCTGCTGCTCCATCATCAGGAATACCTGATCAGATAGATCAAGTTCTCAATATGTCCGAATTGAATATGCAAAAGCAGTTTGATGAGCCATTTCTTGTAATGTCATCTCCGGGAGAAATTGCCAGAATTGTCAACAAGATTACAAAATTAGAAGATGTTGATGGATGGGTTTCTGAGGTTACAAGTCAGGTCAATCAAAATAATCGTGATCTGGTCAGGCTCAATTCTGAAATTGGGCGGGAAGAAATTGCCCTGAAAAAGTATGATGATCTTGAAGAAACGGAAAAATTGATTAATGCTCTCAGTAAGAACAACGAGGAATTAAGGGCATTTTTCAAGGCCACGATGGATCTGGATACTAAACTTGAGCATCTTGAAGAAATTTGTAGGGATTCTGAGAAAATTGAAGAATATTTGTTGGCTGAGAAATATGTAAATAAGGCAGAAAATTACGAAAAAGAAATAGCTATACATACCCTTTTACAGGCTCAAATAGAAAAATGGGAACTTTATACTTCCCAGATAGAAAAACGCGAAAATGATGCCTTGGAATTTAAAATTTTGGTAGATAAATTGGAGGTCACGGATTGGGCTGAGTTGGGTCGACAAGGGAGCAAATTGGCTATTGCTATTTCTAATTTTGAAAAGTTGGAAAAAAGTCTTGCCAACATATTAATTGCTTTATCGGCTGAAAAAGAATGTAATGAAATTTCAGATATTCAGGCTTTTGTGGTATTTTTTGATGATCTGGAAACAGCTACAGACAAATTCAATTCGATTTGTTACCTTTGCGAAGGTCTTGCCGGCGAAATCAAGGCAGCAAAAAAAGAATATGCTGATTTGTGGAAAGAAATGAAAACTTGTCCTGTTTGTTTATCATCTATCAGTGAAAAGCAGATTGGCAAAATTATGGAGACATTATGAAATTGATATTATGTTCTGATTGGCATTTGGTTTATCAAAATCCTATTGGCAGGAAAGATGATCTTACCAAAGTTCAATTTGATAAATTGGCTTTTGTTCTTAAAAAAGCTGATGAGCTGGATGCTCCAATTTTACAAGCCGGAGATTTCTTTGATAAGCCAAGAAGCTGGTCGCTGCTTTCTCATGTTATGGATCGGTTGAAGACGTGTGGTGCATCGGTTTATACGGTTTATGGCCAGCATGATACATATCTGTATTCAGAAGAGACGAGAGATAAAACAAATCTTGGGATATTAGCAAAAGCAGGATTGGTTGAAATTGCTGATGATAAATCTGTTTACATTGGCGGGAACTGTTATTTGCAAGGCTGCTCATTTGGTGGTGAAATTCCTAAGCCAGATATGGAAGGGCTAAACATACTCATTATTCATGCCCCTATTTCTGATGCTCCGGCATATCCCGGTTGCGTATATACTGCTGCCAAGAAATTTCTTTCATTGCATTCTGGGTATGATTTGATTTTGTGCGGGGATATTCACAGAACATTCGTGGAAAGAATTGGAAACATGACTATATTGAATCTTGGGCCAATGTTGCGCAAAGAGGCAACTGAGTATAATTTTCAGCATGAACCTAAAATTGTCATATTTGACACGGAGACAAGGGAATTAGAATGGGTTACAATTCCTCATCAGCCTTCTGAAGAGGTTTTAAGTCGTGATCATATTGAGATTCAGAGTGAAGCAGAAGGCAAATTGCAAAATTTTATTGACATGATGAAGCAGGATGAACAATTGCAAGGCGTTTCATTTCAAGACAATCTGTATGAATTTATTAGAACAAATGGGATTGATAAAGAGGTTGTTGATTATTTGTCAGGACTGATGGAGGAGAAATGATGGATCGGGAGCTTGTTTTGAAAAAGCTAAGGGAAAAAATCGAAAGATTGAAAAATGAGAAGGCTCAGAAAGAAGGTGCCAGAGATGCGATCCTTGACAGCATCAAGAAAGATTTTGGGGTTAAGGATATCAATGAGGCATATAAGAAGCTTGAAGAAATGAGAGAACAGATTGAGATAAAAAAAGAAAGAGAAACTGAATTGCTCAATATTGCAGAAGAGAAGCTGGAAGGTTATCGATGATGACGATACAAGAAATCCAAAGTGAGTTTTCCGGTGCGCAAGCCAATTGCAAGCTGTTGGAACATCAATTGGAAAGAAAAAAGAGCCAGTTTGAATCTCTCAAGAAGCTGGTTGATATCCAGACAAAAGCACGCTGGATTCTGGTAGAAGTGTCGCAAAATACACAGAAAAGATTCAAAGACAGGGTTGAATCCTTGGTTACAATGGCCATCCAAAGTGTTTTTGATAGACCTTTGAAATTCAGTTTGGAAATAGAAAGAAAAAGAAACAAAATGGAATGCCGCTTGCTTGTAACCGAAACTGTTGACGGCCAAGAACGGATATATGACAATTTAGGGGATGATGTTGCAGGAGGATTGATTGATGTAATAAGTTTTGCAGCAAGGATAGTGCTGTGGTCATTGCAGAATCCAAGAAGCAGAAATGTAATGATTTTTGATGAACCAATGAAAAATATGGGGAAGCTGATTTCTTTAGGTGGGCAAGTGTTAAGAGAGATCAGCCACAAATTGAATTTCCAAATTATTATTATCACGCACGATGACGAATTGATTGAAGCAGCGGATAGGTCATATCAAGTAACTCATGATGGAAACAAATCTCATCTCAAACTTGTGAAGGGTATAGGTGATAATGAAGACAAGGTCGCAATCAATATCCCCAGAGGAAATGCCGGCAAAACTAAAATTAACAGAGAAATTATTCAATAAGGGCTTGAACGATAGAGAAATTGCTGAAAAGTTAGGCATCTCAGTAAATCAGGTTTTCATGCTGAGAACAAAAAAATTAAGGCTTACTCGCATAACAGATTTAAGGGTTTGTGAAAAATGCAAAGAAATAAAATCCACACATTGTTTTTCAAAGAAAAGCCTTGGTCATGAAGATTGGTGTATTACATGCCGCAGGGAAATTGGGTTGGATTTATACACCAGAAATTCAATTACAAATTGTGGGAGTCCGGCAAACCATGGGAAGTTTGTCTGTATGAGGTGCAACAAGTCATTTGAATCTCCGATTTGGGGAGATAATTTGACGCAGCATTATCATTTATGCAAACCATGTCGTTGGGCGGTTAGTTCTATTGATAGAATTGGAATTTGAAATCAAGGAGGAAAAATGGTCAAGCAATTATTTATCGATACGGAAACAACTGGGGTTAATGTGAATGCTGTAGGGATGTATCAACTTGGTGGAGTTATTGTTGCTGGGAGGAGAGAAGAAGAGTTTGAGTTCAATTGTGACATCTTTGAAGAAGATGAAGTAAATACTGATGCGTTTGAAAATAATGGGATGAGCATAGAAAAAATATCAAGCTTTCCTTCTCCTGAAATTGTTTTAGGGAAGTTTATTGATCTGATGGACAAATATGTTGACCGGTATGATAGAAGAGACAAATTTGTGGTTATAGGGTATGGATCAGAATTTGATCAACAGATATTGAGAAATTGGTTTTACAAATTGGATGATGATTATTTCGGTAGCTGGTTTTGGCATCCTTGGGTTTGCGTGATGAATTTGGCGATGTTTGCTTGTCAGGTTAGCAGAGCGGAGATGCAGAATTTCAAATTGAAAACTGTTGCAGAGCATTTGGAAATTCCTGTGGTTGATGAAAAATTGCATACAGCCCTATATGATGCAAAACTGGCAAGAGAGGTGTATAGTAAGATTGTGGCTTGCCTTGGAATTTAAACAAAAGGGAGGAGGATTTATGAAAAAGATATTCAAATATAGTCTTGGTCGGTCAATAAATAGACTGCATATTCCTAAGGGAGCGGTAGTCCTTACTGCTCAAGTACAGAAAGAATATATTTGCATCTGGGTGCTGGTTGATACTAATAGTCAGTTGATAGAAGAAAGGACATTTGAGGTATATCCAACAGGAATGGCAATCAATGAAGAAAAGGGTATGGAAAGAAAATATATCAACACGGTTCAGTTGGGAGGAGGAGAGCTGATTTACCACGTATTTGAGCGTGTTAAGGGGGAGATTTAATGCCAAGAATAACAATAACAAAAGAAGTTCCATTAAATGGTTGTGAGAAGTGTGATTGCTCCTCCTCTGAAACAGATGGTCTTTATTGTGTGGTGTTCGGAGGGGTGAACTGGACAAGACTGCGTAAAAATAAGAATTATAAATACCAGCGTTGTAAAGCTTGCCTTAAAGCGGAAGTAAAGGAGGATAAACCATGCCAAGAATAAGAACAACAATTACAAAAGATGTTCCCAAAGATGACTGCCGGGAGTGCGATTTATTTGACATCTACAGATACATCGACGAGGATGATGGAGATATTTGTCTGATGTTTAATAATGAAACTTTATTGCGTGGCGAAAACAACAGATTATTACGTTGCCAGAAATGCCTTGATGCTGAGGTAAAGGAGAATAAATGTGTATAGTGACGGAGGCGACCAACTTCATGCGTGTTTTCCGGTTGCCGTTGCAGTATCCAGAGGGTTTTTGTTTCAATGGGGGCTATCCTGTTGAAATACAGCTTGTGGATTGGTTTAATCCATTTAATCCCGAAGATTTTTGGGGCGAGAAAACAAAAGAACTCACTCCTACTGGAATGGAAGCGCACAGAAACCTCCTCCGAGATTTCATCAAGGCCAAAGGCTATGTAAAACAATTTACAGGTTATACATTTTTAGCCATTGCTGATTATGGGGACGCTTTTCTTATCACTACATAACGATGCTCAATATAGGAGATTAAACCATGAACCTTAAAACCTTAGAAAAAGCGAATGAGTTATCATTGAAGATACAAGACATCGAGCAAGAGATTGGTTTTTTATGTGAGGAATTTATTACCGTCGATTTTATCAACTCAGATGATCAGCATTTCTCTATTGTTAATATTGATTCTGATACATGGGATGCAATAAGACTTATTCTTTCGACATCATTGAAGGATAAACTGAATGATTTAAAGGATGAGTTTAAAAGGCTGTGCTGTAAGGAGGCATTATGAAACAGGAACAGTTTAAAGCGTTGGAAGGGATAGACAAGAAAGCGTGGGGCGAATTGGCAGTTTCGGGAGATAATAAACTGCCGCATTATCTTAGTAAGTTTTTTGTGATTGCCCTGCGTGCGAGATTGCAGAAAGGGCTTCAATAATCGTTTCTTCCACGGCAAGGAAGTGTAGGCGGTTAGGGCGTGCTATCAACATGGGAAGGTGTTTCCTTTGCCCTGCAGATGAGTGGAGAGAAATTACTATTAAGACATGGAGTGATGCGCCTTGTGAGGATTATATTTATGGCGATTGGATTCAAGGTGATGAAAAAACAAGGAAAAAATATGCCGCCCAAATAGCGGCTATGAAGTGGTCGTACCTGCCGGAATATGAAGATATTGATGTGTCCGATTTATTGGAGGGAATAAAATGAAAACAGCAGTAGAGTTTAAGATACAAAATTATAGAGATAGGGAAAACATGGTTTCAGCCCTTGCAAATTCAGGGTACTTTGTAAGGGTCGAGGAAAGAGAGCGTGATGGTCAGATCGGAACCGATTACTATATAATTGTGGGAAGGGAGAAGGAGGGATAAAATGAACGAGAATAACAAGAGATTGCCAATACCGAAAGGGCTGGATGATATTATGGTAGAGATGGAGGCATATCGGAGATTGCGGGATATTTACACTAAGTTGCCTTTTGGGTTTCGTAAGGCGGTAAAGTGTGGGAAGCAAGCAGAGAAGAAAAGAAGAGAATTTTGGCAAAAAGTATTTTCTTTATATCCAGTAACAAGCAAAGGGTCATGGGTTTATCTTCCAACTGAACTGATGATAGAGCAGAAGGAGGAAGAAGATGAAGTGGTATTTTGATATGCTGGTGTACCGTCTTTTTTATTGGAGATGGAATAGGCGTTTGCAAGAAAATAGAAGGCTAAGACTTCTTTTCTTGAATTATCTCAATTCATGGGAAGCAATGTATAATGAACCAGCTATGGGGATAGGCCAGCCATCTAAATATCCTGAAATAAGTAAAAAAGTTAATAGAGGAGGGGAAATGAAAACAATAGCTGAGTTGAAGGTTCAAAATTATAAAGATGGTGAGAAGATTATCATGCCCCTTGTAAAATCGGGATATTGTGTAAACATTGAGGGAAGGGAAAAGAAAATTGCTGGTTATGATGGTGGCTATGTTAGCGTTGCTTACTATGTAATTGTGCGGGAGAAGGAGAAAAATGGATAAAATGAAGCTTAGTATTGATGTCGGAGATAATATCACAAGGTTACTTGAAAAGTTAGCAGCTCAAATAGGGGTTACGGCAGACAAGATATTCCCGTGGTATGTAAAACAGGCCATAATTGAAGGATATGCTGGAATCATTATATGGGCTGTAATGACAACAATTTTTACTGTTTTGTTTGGGGTGTTGTTTAAAAAATCTGGTGGCGGTAGAAATGGAGAAAGCCACCTATCTGTTCTGTTGATTGTGGGAATAGTATTACTTCTCTGTATTGCATACACACCCTTGCTTTCTGCTTGGATTTCTAAAATCTTAAACCCTGAATATGCAGCAACTACAAGATTGTTAGCACAGATTGCACGGTTAGAGCCGAAGACAAGATAAAGAGGATAAAATGCGAGGCAGAGCTTTTAAGATTCACCATAGACGCAGGTTAATGAAGAAACGGCATTATCATTGGGGGAGAAAACTTTCCGAAAAGGAAAATGGTCGTGTCGTGAATACTCCTACGCCTTGTTCTTGCTGGATGTGTGGCAATCCAAGAAAATACTTTTATAAAATTACCATTCAGGAACGTAAGCAAAAAGAGAAAGATAGGGTGGAATATGATTCCGATTGAAGGCATGAGAATAAGGAGATATAAATGTTAACAGCGATAAAGACAATAATTGCATTAGTTGTTGGTCTGGGATTTTTTATGATATACCGCAACGAACTCATCAATGGAATAAGAAGGCAAATAATCCAAGAGACATCAAGGAAAGCAAAAGCGGCCATGGACAGAAAAGAGCATTGGGAACATTATTTTGATGAATTGACACTTAAATATGATTATAATAAAATGATGTTTCAGTTGAACAAATGGAGTTATGAAGCTTTTACCGGACAGAAAAGGGATAAATAAATGGACAAAAATAAACAAATAGCAGAGCTATTAGGAGTGGGTTGCTACATTGACTATACTTCTGATGTTGGGAAGATAGCAATACTCAGGGAGATGAGGCGGCACAGTAAGGAATTATTGTGGAAATTTCTTGCCAAATTAGGGAGCCAACTTTATTATGTCCCGATTTATTACCTTCTTGACGATACCGGCGAACTAAGGGATGAAGCTATTGAATATTTAGTAGATGAGGAGAATAATGAGCAGCACTTTAATGTGGGAACCGGAGAATAAAATAAATGGTTCGTTGCCAGACGAATTAAAATATATACTTAGAAAAAATATGTGGAAAGTGTTGATGATTTTATACACGCCTATATTGGCAAATTAGATATCCCTTATCTTGCGAGGTTGAGAGATGCGGATATAAAAGGGACAGATAAATTAATCGAAGCCATAGAGAAATATGGGGTTGTTTATATCCGGGAAGTATAGTAATATGGATGTGGAAGGGGTTTGTGTCAGGATAAGGGGAAGCGTATCCGGTTAAAGATTGCAAGCGCTTCCCTTTATTTAACTCAAGGGAGTGTAAAATGAATAAATATAAAGTAACGGTTGAATATATGTTTAATGCAATCATTGAGGTTGAAGCGGAAAACGAATGGGATGCCAAACAAACAGCAATAGAGAATATTGATTTTGATATGTGCCACGCCGAATTGTTTGATGTAAAAGTAAAGCTGCTCAATACCGATTAAAGGATTAAATATGGATCATGAAAATATAGACAATAAGAAATCAGTAAAAGAACAAATCCATACAGAGTATCAGAAAATTCTTGATGAATAATACAGCCAAAGACACCATAAAACAAGAAAGGAGAGAAAAAATGAGTATTAGCCTTGATAAATATCAGAACAAAGTGGGAACAATAGAGGATTTAAACAGGAGATTGGATATTATTGAGAAAGTATGGGATGAATACAAACATCTGGATGAATTGTTATGTGATAATATTTGGATGTGTAGCGTTGCTCCATCACCAATTCCAAAATGTACTTCTGATCTATGGCAAGCAGTCAGGAAAGCCATATCAGGAAGACATTCAGAAGAAACAGAAAAACCGAAAGAAGAAAATACTTTTTTACGGGACACGATAATATCAATTTGGCTTGATGCTTTCAAAAGAGACGAAGCTGGCTTACGGACTATGTTGGAAAGTAGCTTTAAATAAAACCACATGGAATATGTAAGGATTTTACAAAAGGGCGAAAATCTAACAGAAGAAAGGGAATAAAAAATGCAGGTAGATAAATTGAGTCAGGCAATTACAAGAGCAAAAGAGTTTATCATAATAGCTGAAAATGTTCCTTATAAAATGGAAACAATTACAGCAAATCCATCTTCTATGACCATCATGACTATTATTACAGGAAAACAATCAGCCGCCTGTAAAAGAGCAAGTCTGGAACTTACCAGAGCATTATCTGAAATGAGAAAACCTTAGAAAATCAATGGCTTAACCGAAAAATTAATTGATTTCTTTTATTTATAAGGGAAACCAACTAAAATATGATTCATGAAGATAACAAGATTATCAGAAAATAATCCAAAACCAGTCAAAAGCAATAGAGGCAGAAAACCCGGAGCATTCAACAGAAAATACCTGAAAGTAAAATTGTTTGTAAATGAATATCTGACTTGTTTCCAGACATATAAGGCATTTAAGAAGTGCGGCTATGGAACCGGAAATGAAGAAACCGATAGGGAACAAGCTACTGCATTGTATAGAAGGCCAGACGTTCAACAAGCGATACAGGAAGAAGTTGATAGACGGTGTAAAGTTTCCGAGATTACAGAGCAAAATGTATTGAATGAGTTGGCCAAGATTGCATTCAGTGATATCAAGAACTACATGGCATGGGATTCAGAGGGCAATAAAGTGTTTAAATCCAGTGACTTACTGGCTTCTCAACACTCTGGAGCAATCGAATCTCTGGAGACAAAAGAGGAAACAAGATGGCAAGCTTTTGAACATGTAGATGAGAAAGGCAAGTTGAAAATCAAGAGAGTGGCCATCACAGTTCCATCATACAAGTTCAAGCTGTATGATAAAAAGACCGCTTTGATAGAAGTCGGAAAACATCTTGGATTGTTTTGGGAAAGTTCAGGTCAATCAAAGGATCCCGCAGAAGAAGCCAAGAAATACCAACAAGCAATGAGGCAAATTGAAGAAGCAACCGATCCCACAGGAAAGTCATAGTCCAGCTTATTATCCAACAAGTCGCTGGGTTCCATTAAGAGAGCACATTATTCAACATCAATTATGGAACTGTTCAAAAAGGTTCATAGTCAATCCAGCTGGTAGAAGATCCGGTAAAACAGAATTGGCCAAAAGGAAGCTGATAAAGAGGGCAATGAATTACTTTCTTGACAAGTCATTCCCATCGGTCAAATATGAAGATCCGAGGTTTTTCGCAGCCGCACCAACAAGAGATCAGGCCAAAAGAATCTATTGGGATGATCTAAAACGTCTTACACCGAGATGGGCTCAGAGCAAACATCCAAATGAATCAGAAATGGCAATCTATCTTACAAATGGAGCAACCATATTTATTGTTGGAATGGACAAGCCAGAGAGAATTGAAGGCTCGCCTTGGGACGGCGGCATACTTGATGAATTTGGTAATATGAAGAAGCAAGCGCGGGGCGAGCATGTCAGGCCAGCATTAGCGGATAGAAATGGCTGGTGTGATCTGATTGGAGTTCCAGAAGGCAGGAATCACTATTATGATGTTGCCAAGGAAGCACAGGCCAACGAGTCTGGTGAATGGGCATATTATCATTGGTTCAGCTCTGATATATTACCACAAAGTGAGATTGATGCAGCCAAGAAAGACCTTGATGAACTTGTTTACCAACAGGAATATGAAGGATCATTTATCAATTTCACAGGCCGGACATATTATCCCTATCAATATTTCACTCACCAAGCAAAGATTCTGTATGATAAAAAACAGCCTTTGATTTTCTGTCTGGATTTCAATGTTGCTCCCGGCGTCGCTGTTGTATTGCAAGAGAAGCCAATCAAAGATATTTCAACAAATGCTTATTTGACTGGGGAAACAGCAACGGGTGTAATTGGAGAAGTTTACATTCCAAGGAACAGCAATACAGTTCTGGTTTGTAATAAGTTGATAAATGACTGGGGAAATCACCAAGGGAGGATTGCTATATATGGCGATGCAACTGGCGGTTCAAAAGGAACAGCAAAGCTTGGTGGAACCGACTGGGATCTGGTCAGGCAAAGTCTTGGCCGACATTTTGGCGATAGGTTATTATTCAATGTAGCCAAGTCAAATCCGTCAGAAAGAGACCGTGTCAATTCAGTAAATTCAAGATTGAAAACAATGGATGGAAAAATAAGGTTATATGTTGATCCATCCAAGGCTCCTCATGTTGTAAAAGATTTTGAAGGCGTACAATGCGTGGAAGGTGGTTCTGGCGAGATTGATAAGAAAAAAAGTCCAGAGCTTACTCACTTGACTGATGCCATTGGCTATTACATTCATCAGGAGTTTCCTGTTAGGAAAATTGGTGCTGGAATGGCTGTTGTAAAAGGCGTTTAATCCGGGAAGAAAGAAGGAGCTATCTTGGAAGAAATAAATATTACATCAATGTCATCGGCTGAATTGTTCAAGGTCGTACTTGATTATCATTACAGAATACAAGTTCAAGAAGAAACCATCGAGAAATTGATGGATCAAATTCAAAAGAACAACCAACAAAATATTCATGAAGATACAACTGAAAAAACTTATAATATTGCCTGAAGGATGTTGAGTCTGATCCACTAACAGATCACAACTGAAAGGAGGCAAGATTATGATTACAGAATGTTATGAAGAAAAATGTTTATTCCATTCCAAGATCGGATCTTTCTGTTATGAAAGTGAATGCAAAGTTTTCCAATCAGGATCGCTTCCAGCAATCAGAAAGAAAGTTATATTCAAACAAGAACCAGATGGAACAATAATAAAGGAGAACATGATAGGTTATGCCGGTAATTGAGATTGATGAAGAATGCAAGGCTTGCGGTGGGACTGGGTTGTATATGGGGCTGTCAGAATATGACGGGTTTGCGGTTGTATGCGCCAAATGCAAAGGAACAGGCTGCTATCATTACCATTATGAGTACAAGGATTTTAGCAGAAGGAAAATGAGGGATGATGTAAAGCATGTTATACAGCACAATCCCGGTATTGTTGTTGGAATAGGCAAGTATCAGTTTTCTGATTTTGGTGGAATGTCTTATGGGGATTGGTTGGATGGCAGGGAGTTTATTTCAGGAACAGAGATGAGAAAATTCGCTTGCCCTTGCTGGTGGTATGAAGCTGATGCTGATAAGAAGCCAAGATGGGAAGAATGCTGGCATCATCTTGGTTATCCGGTGCGTAATTGTGCCCATTTTCCCAAAAAAGAAAAATGTTGGAAAAGATGGGACAAAGAGTTTGGTGATATCCTATGATGAATATCACTGAGCATCTACAAGTTTCATTGGTTTTAGATGCACTTGCATCTTGCGCAATTGAGGGAAATGAACTGGCAGAGCAATTATTGGCTCTTGAGAAAACAGATCCAGAGCAATTTGTTAAGATGTTGTATAAACTTGGATTCATAAAGGAGGGAGAATGAAGTTTGGTTTAATTGGGGATGGATATGCAGCAAGAAGACATAAGAAGGCGATTCAGCATGTAGGCGGCAGTTTGGAGTGGATTCATGATCCACCGAAGTATGAGCAGACAAAAGAGGTAGAGGTGAATTATAATGGAGTTGATTATGTGATTATTGCTTGCCCAAATTATCTCCATCATCTTTACACCAAAAGGATTCTGGCTAATAGTGATGCAAAGGTCATCTGTGAGAAACCTTTATGCTTGCCTTGGGAGCCGATTATTGATGACGATCGGATCAACATTTGTATGCAATTGCGTTATATGGAAAACCTTCCAGAGCCAGCAGAAACAGATTTGATCAATGTAACAATGGTGAGGGATGCTGATTTTTTCAAGAGCTGGAAAGGCAATCCAAGATTGTCAGGTGGTAACTTTTATGAGTTCTTCATCCATTACATTGATCTTGCTATCTTGCTCGATGCTGATTTTGAGGGAGAAGTAAAATCAGAAGGAACGCAGATCCGGGAGATTATTACCCTGAATGGTAAGGCTATTGATTTGATGGGGATGGATATGCAAGCCCTATACAACAGAATGTATGAGGAAATACTTGCGGGAAGAGGGATTAAGCCTCGTGATGTATTTTATCTTCATTACATTCTGGACAAAAATAGTGAGGAGCATGGCTTTCGTTACAGTGGAACAATCCATAAGGTGCGTATTGGGAGGGAGCAGTTATGTTGAAAGAGCATTCAGATCCAATGATGGAAAAAGAAAATGAGGAACAGTTGGAATTGTTTGACGAAATAACAAAGGCGAATCCAGAAATACAAGCAACAATGGATGTGGCACAAATTCATCTTCTCCAAGCAATTGACATGGTCAACAAGGAATCCTCCAAACAAGGAATTATTTTTCAAAGATTTGGTCTTGTGTTGGCTTATAGCAAGGGCGAAAAACAAATTCATATTCACTGAGAGGGAAGAATGAAAGCATTATTGATTGGTTACGGTGAAGTTGGAAAGGGCATTCATGAGGCATGGGGAAAATATCATGATATAAAAGTTTATGATCCGGGAAAGGCGTTTAATCGTTTTGAAAGAGATGTGGATATTTGTCTCATTGCTATTCCTTATAATGACAAGTTTGTTAGTGAAATTCAGAAGTACAAGAAATGGATTAACATAGTTCCATTGGTAATTTTTTCCAGCGTTCCAGTTGGTACTTCCAGAAAATTAGATGCAATTCATTCTCCAATCGAAGGCGATCATTGTACAATGGGAGAATCAATATCTAAGCATTATCGTTATGTCGGCGGATATGCTGTTGCAAATGGTTGGACGAAGGACACAGAAATTGTATGTGATTTCTTCAAGGAAGCAAAATGTGACGTTGTTTTATTGCCATGTCCAGAGCATACAGAATTTCTCAAACTAAGGTCAACTTTGGTCTATGGGATTAATATTGAGCTTGCAAGATATTCCAATGAAGTGGCAATGGCTATTGGGCTGAATTATGCCATGGTAAAGGAATATGACTGGTTTTACAATCAATTGGTAAAGGCAACAGGTAGGCCGGGAAAACAGCGTTATGTCCTTGATGCACCATACGGGAGGATTGGTGGTCATTGTATTTTACCTAATGCTGAAATATTGAATGGGCAATATCCTCATCCATTTATTCAGACCTTGCTTGAAACCAATAAGAAAAAGGAGGCGTGATGGGAGTAAAAGAATTTGAACAGCTGTTTGAGCGAAGAGTAAAAATGAGCAGACATACATTGATTCAGAAAGCAAAAGAGTATGCCACAGAAGAGGACAGGCTTCATAATTTCAAAGTTGGATCTGCTCGATTGAATTGCTTGCCTTCTCAATATGCTCTATCTCTGGTAACAAAACAAATTGAATGTATATATGATGTTTTGTTATCTGGCGAGCAAATTACTCAGGCCTTGATTGATGAGAAATTTGGAGATTGTATCAATTATTTGATGCTTATAGAGGGCTGCTTGAAAGACGAAAAGAGGGTGAAATGAAAATTAAATTTGGATTGATGGTGGACAAATTTCTATCATGGTTGGCTTGGAAGCTTCCTGAAGCATTGGTTGGTTATTGTTTTATCAGGGTGATTGCAATGGCCACTACCGGTAAATATTCATCCACTGTAGTCCCTGAACTGAAAGCAACGGATGCATTAAGGAGATGGTTGGAGAAATGAAAATAGCAATAATCAGCGATTTCAACATAGGTGGTCAACTGACCTTTCTTACAAGAGCAATTAACAAATACACCAAACATGAGGCCAGATGTATCATTGCCCATGATGATTCCTTTTCTTATGCTAAGGATATTATTCTCAATTCAGATGAGGCAAGAAAAGAGGCAACTGATTGGTGCAAGCAATGTGATTTCTTCCATTTTGGAAGAGGGATATTCAATTGGCCGGGAATTGATTTCAATACTATCCTGAACAAAAACAATTGTTGTGTGAAATATTATGGTTCAGAATTGAGAGACAATGGTGCTGCAATTAAGGAGTTCCATGATAGGACAGGGGTTGCGGCAATTACAGGAACAGGGTGGAGTATTACAAGTCAGTTGCTGGGCTCTTTTTATCACTTGAACTCCTTTATGACTGCCTATGGTGATGTGGATTGGAATGATATCCCTTTTTGTGCGCCATATGAAGAAGGTGAGCCACTCAGGATTTGCGCTGGATCAGCTGGCCATCCATTGAAAGGATATGATTTTTTCCAAGATACAATTAATGAATTGAAAAGAGAAGGCTGCAACATAGAGTTAGATATCATCTCTGGCTTGAATAATAATGAATGTCTGGAAAGGAAAAGAAACAGCCATGCAACCTTTACCAGCCTTCATTCCGCATGGGGGATCAGTGGGGTGGAAAGCATGTATCTTGGTCATGTGGTTTTATCTTGCCTTGATCCTTGGATCATGAGTTTCTTTCCTGACACTCCTGTTATCCCGATCAGAAAAGAAACTTTGAAGGAGAGAATTAGAAATCTTGTTGGCAATTATGAGTATGTAAGGCAGTTGGGAGTTACAAGCCGGATATTTGCTTTTGCCAATTTCAGAACCAAGACTATCCTGAAAAGGTATTTATACTTGTTTGATCTGATTATGCATAGTGAGCTGTATGCAAAGGGATTCAGAAATCCAGATATTATTTACAACGATTTCTGAGAATAAACAATTATAATATATAGGAGGAGGTTGCCAATGAATTGGGGAGAATTCAAGGAAAAGGTTGAGTTAGAAGGTGTGACTGATGATTTAGAGATTGAGTATATTGATGTTGATTCTGGAATGTTTAGCGAACAAGAATCTATATGTGTAGAAGTTGGAAAGGATTCCTTCTTCGTAACGGAGGCCTGAGATGCCGATTGATAAAAATAGCTGTATTTCAGAAAGTGTTAAAATCTGGCATCCAGAATTAGTCAATATCTATGGAAATTGTAGCATAGGAGAAAATTGTAACATTGGGGCTTTTGTTGAGATTGGGCCAGAGGTTGAGATTGGCAATAATTGCAGGATTGGGGCTCATTGCTTTATCCCAGAGGGCGTTACAATTGAGGACGATTGCTTTATTGGGCCGGGAGTTGTTTTCTGCAATGATAAATATCCTCCCTCCCATAAGCAAGCGTGGGAAAAGATATTGGTCAAGACAAAGGCAAGTATTGGGGCAGGATCCATCATATTGCCGGGTGTTACAATTGGTGCTGGTGCTATGATCGGAGCTGGTGCGGTTGTAACAGAAAATATTCCCGACTATACAATTGTTGCTGGAAACCCTGCAAAAAGGATTCTAAAAACAGGATGGTGTTGCTGAAAGGAGGCTGACATGTATGTTAGGGAGGCTGTTGTGTGCTTAGATTGCGATACAATTTATAGGCAGGAGGATGAATTTTGTCCACGGTGTGCAAGTAGAAGCATGGTTGAATTGAGGAGATATTTTCCGGCAAAAGATATCACAATCAGAGAAAATATTGAAAATCTCAAGAAATGGAGAATAGAGCAAAGGCAGCTAAAGAAAAAGCAGGAAGATAGTAAGCGATTAACAAGAGGATGGTTTTTTGATCTGTTTTCATTTGTCCATTTAAATTGCTTTTCAAGTAGTAAGACTTGATTATGATTCCTTTAACAAGTCCTTATTATGGACAAGAAGAGATTGATGCCGTCAAGGAGGTAATGGATTCTGGTTGGATTGCTCAAGGGAAAAAGTGTGAAGAATTTGAGGATGCTATCTGCAAATTCATAGAATGCGAACATGCCATTACCGTTTCCAATTGTACTTCTGCATTGTATCTGTCTCTGGTTGCATTAGGGATTGGAAGAGGCGATGATGTAATTGTTCCTGATTATACTTTTCCAGCAACGGCATTGGCGGTAATGCAAACAGGAGCAAGGCCAGTATTTACCGATGTGGGATTGCAGGCATATAGCATAAGGCATCGAGATTTTGTCAAGGCAATAACACCAAGCACCAAAGCAGTTATTGTTGTCCACCTGTTTGGTCAACCATGTCCGGGAATGAATGAAATCAAAAGTGAACTCAAGGAGAATTATTCAGTCGCCAAGAATAGAAAAATTTACTTGATAGAAGATGCTGCTTGTTCTTTTGGAGCATCTTATGTAAAAACTAACAGGAGAATGGTTGGAATTCAGGGTGATCTGGGATGCTTTTCTTTACATGCCAGAAAAGGGATAACAACGGGAGAAGGCGGGATTGTTGTAACTTCTAATCGTCTTTGGGCTGAGAGGATCAGAAAGCTTTCTTCCTTTGGAATGGAAAGAGCTCACAGAAGAACAGGTGAGATTCAATTTGATAGAAAAGGCTTCAATTATAAGATGTCTGATATAACAGCTGCAATTGGATTGGCTCAGTTGAAAAAGATTGGAACTATCATACAGAAAAGGCAAGAAGTGGCAAAGCAATGGGATGAGATTATCAAGAGCGATTCTGTTTTGTCTAAGATGGTTGTGTCTCCTGATGGTTATAGAAACATTTACCAATCTTATACTCCTTTATGTGTTCCCGGAACAAGGCCAACAGTAATTAATTATCTAAAGCATCACGGGTTTGAAACAGGAATTGGAACATATGCTTGTCATGAATTTCCTGATGCTTTCCCTATCAGAAAAAAGGATTATTTTCCAAATTCTCAATATCTGTATGATAATGTGGTTTCCTTTCCTATTTATCCGGGTTTAGATTTGTCGAAGGAATGGTGATAAAAGTATTATAATATATATGAACGAAAGGAGAAAATATGGGAAGAGAAGGAATTGATTTCAGCCAGAAGCTAACAGAATCAGGATTGACAGGGAAGTTGTATTTTTCTAAAAAGCAATGGAAAGAGCAGAGGGACAAAGGGAGGGATCGAACTTTTGCAGCTATGGACGATGGACAATTGAAAGAATATACAGAATTGATATCCGCTGACATGTTGAAAGAAGATCCTTATGACACTTGTTACTATGATGATGCTTATTATGTTGGCGTTGGGTCGTTTCATCATTTTGCTGATGAAAGAGGCCGGAGGGTTGGTTGATGATTGGCAATTCAATTTCAGCAACTGTAACAGGATTGAAGCTTTATTTTACTTGCGAGAAGTGTGGTTTGTTTTGTAAGCCTGAAGGAGAGGATGAGTTGTCTGATTGCTGTCAGACAAGAACAACTCGATGGAGAAGGCATCGAACGAGTGAGGATATTTAAGAAAGGAGAGGGAAAATGAAAACTTTTGTGATCTTGCTGATTTTGCTTTTTCCAATTTCTGCAACTGCTTTTGATAAGTGGGACAAAACGGATATTGCTTTGGCTACGACATCTATTGCTGTAAATTTCTGTGATTGGCGGCAGACCCATGAAATATCCGATCATCCAGATAGGTGGAGGGAGAGAAATCCAATATTGGGGGATCATCCTTCTGGAGAAAAAGTTGATCTGGTATTTGCGGCTGCATTGGTTGGAGAATTGTTAGTTGCTCATGTATTACCATCCAAGTGGTGGAAGATATAGTTAGCTTCTTGGATTGGAATTGAGGGTGCCGCCGTATTGCATAACCAGAATGCAGGAATAGGGATAAGGTGGTAACATGAAAATAATGGTCGTGGGGGGAGCAGGTTTCATTGGGAGCCATCTGGCTGATGGATTGGTAAAAGCAGGTCATGCTGTTTCTGTGGTGGATAACCTTTTCTTGGGGAAAAGGGAGAATCTTCCAGACACAGTTGAATTCTACAAGGTCGATGCTTCTTTGTATCATAGAATGTATGCAGCTATTATTGCAGTTAAGCCAGATGTAATTTTCAATCTGGCTGTTTTGCCTTTGCCTCATTCCCTTGTTGATCCTTATAGGAATGTTGAAGCCAATATCCGTATTGTAAACAACTTATGCTGTCTTCTTCAGCAAGGAAAATATTACGGGCGGTTGATTCATTTCAGTTCATCTGAAGTTTATGGCTCTGCCCAGTATGAACCAATGTGCGAGAAGCATCCCATTGAGCCATCAACTCCTTATGCTGCCAGCAAAGCAGCTGGTGATTTCATTTGTAGCTCTTATATTAAGACCTTTGGTTGTGATATTACAATAATCAGGCCATTCAATAATTATGGTGAAAGACAAAATGGCGGCTCATACGCTGGTGTGATTCCTTTGACAATCCAGAGATTGAGAGAAGGGAAAGTTCCTATTATTTACGGAAGTGGGAAGCAAACAAGAGATTACATATATGTTGGTGATACTGTAAGAGCTGCACAGATGGTCTTGGGCAGGGATGATCTTGGAGGACAAATCTTCAATATTGCATCCGGCCATGATGTTTCTATTGGTTGGATTATTCAGGAGATACAAGAGCTGATGGGAACAGATGAAAAAGTTTTGTATCAGCCTGAAAGAGCCGGTGATGTTAGAAGGCATATTGCTAATACATTAAGAGCCAAAGATATTCTCCATTTCGAACATAAGATAGGAATGAAAGAGGGATTGAAGAAAACCATTGACTGGTATTTGGCACAGAAATAATTTGGGAAAGGAAGAGAAATGCACAATCCACTGACTATTGAGCATGAAAAGGCGTACGAAGATTATATCAAAAAATTTGATCATTCTTCATTCAATGCATCTCTTGGCTTCTGCCGTTTTTTGACTGCCTTGCTGGGAGAAGAATGCCTACCTTGGTACATAACAACAAGACATGAGAATGAAATTACTGGGATCTTGCCTGCTTTTTTCAGGAAAGGAAAATATGGAACAGTGTTGAATTCCTTGCCTTGGTTTGGTAGTAATCCCGGAGTTATGGCTGATAATGAAGAAGCTGCCAAAGCATTGGTTGAGACATTTTTGAAAGTTGCCGAGATGACAAATTGTTTATCTGCCACCATCATTACAAACCCGTTAATACAAGGCGATATTTATGATGTGGAAAAGATATTTGACGAATGTACAGGCGGCTCTTATTTGACAGATTCAAGAATTGGAATGGTCACAAAGCTTCCCACTCTTGTAACTGATTTGTTTTCTCTATATCATCAGAAAACCAGAAATCAGGTTAGAAAATCAATGGAGATGTGCCGTTGGAGTGAAACATATGAAGAAGAATCCTTTGATTTTATCAAGCGAGTCCACAGAGAAAATATGGTTTCTGTTGGTGCACCTTATAAAGACAGGGAGTTCGATATCATCAAGGAATTTACAGCAAGAAAGGATTACAAATTGTTCGTCTCTTATGAACGCAAGTCCGATCAGCCAGTTGCTGCGTTGCTTCTCAAATACTATAACAACACCGTTGATTATATGATACCAGCAACAGTTGAAGAGTTTCGATCAATCAATCCTTTGCATATTCTCATTCATGCTGCAATGGCTGATGCTGTAATGAGGCATTACAAGTATTGGAATTGGGGCGGATCTTTAGTGAATGGGATGGATGGGGTGAAGCATTTCAAGAAGCGGTTTGGGGCTGACGAAGTTCCCTATACATATTGCACCAAGATGTTAAATGATTTGCCAGAGGGAGTTACAAAAGAAGAAATTTTGGAATGTTATCCTTATTTTTATGTTATACCATTTAAGTATTTGGGAGGTGAAGATGCCTGTAAGGAAAGTGAAGGGCGGATACAGATGGGGGAAGTCAGGTAAAGTTTATCCGACAAAGAAACAAGCCGAAAAGCAAGGCAAGGCTATTTACTCAACTGGATGGAAGGAGAAGAAAAAATGAAATGGGAATTTACTCATAAGCAATTGAGAGAATATTTTGATTTCTTGAAAACTCAAGGAACAACCACTTCTTTTGCTGATATGGAAAACATGGAAAGCATTGAGAATCCAATTGTAGTACGGCATGATGTTGATTTGGATTTGTTTTCTGCATATGTTGTGGCTAATATAGAGTGGCACATGGGAATTAATTCAACTTTTTTCATCCGGGTCGCTTCTGAGACATACAATATTTTTTCTTTGCAATCCAGAACAATTCTTGAAGCTATGTGTCGGCAAGGGTTCGAGATTGGATTGCATTTTGATCCTGTGATTCATCCCTATGATGCGCAGAGAATGCTATACATAGAGGCTCAAATGCTGGAATGCGTATTGCCAGAAAGATATCATGTGAAATCTGTGAGTTATCACAATCCATCTACAAATCCAGATAAGTTTCCATTAGAGGGATATATTGATGCTTATAATGAGAGGATCTGGTCTGACGCAAATTATATTTCTGATTCCTGCATGAATTTCAGGGACAAGGATCCTTATGAGTTTGTAAAAAATGCTGCAAGGCCGGTTCAGATTCTTTTGCATCCAATCCATTATTGTCATCATGACAAAGGATATCTGAATATAATGAGACAGCACTTCAGAAACAAAATGGATAACCTTCATGCTGATTACAGAGATAATTTTACATTTGTTAAAGAGATTGGTGATGCTGATTTAGCTGATTTGTTAATGAAAAAGGAGAATGGATGAAAGAATATACAGTTGCGGAGATGGTTCAAAAGCTGATTCTTGGGGAGAGAATTACAATTGTTGGTGATAATAACCGTAAGTTTAGCATTCCTGTCGATGTTAGAAATACGACTTCCAATTCAATTTCTTTTCTTTCAAAGAAGCTTGACCTGTCGGAGATTCAAGGCACAGTTATAACAGACCGCTTGATTGATATTGATCAAGATATTTGTACTCTGGTTATCACAGATAATCCTCGTAGATTTTTTGTAAGGATGCTGAATGAGTATTTTTCTGCTGAGAGTAGGATATACAAACATGATATCTATAATTGTGGCGGTGCTTTTGATATTGCTGAGAAAACCAGAATAGGCAAAAATGTTAGAATCAAACCCGGATGCGTCATTGGTGAGGATGGCTTTTCTTACGAGCGGCAAAAGGGTGGAAGTTTACAGAGATTTCTTCATTATGGGAATGTTGTTATAGGGGATGATGTTGAGATTGGAGCAAATACAACTATTGACGGAGCAACATTTGGATCAACGATTATAGGCAATGGAACAAAAATTGATAATCTTGTCCATATTGCTCATAATGTGGTTATAGGGGATGATTGTTTGATTGTTGCCAATGTTGGGATTGGTGGTGGAGTAAAAATTGGCGATAGATGTTTTATCGGTTTGGGTGCACAGATTAAAGATGGGATAAGCATTGGTTCGGATTGTACAATTGGCATGGGAGCTGTTGTGCTTGAGGATGTTCCAGCAGGATCAACAGTAGTTGGCAATCCAGCAAGAAAAATTAAACAAGAGCGTTTTGCGGTTTGGAGAGAGCATGTTAGGCCAATAGCAACTTGGCCGGGAAAGGAGAAGGGCTGAATGAGGGTTTTGGTTACAGGTGCGCATGGATTCGTGGGAAGATATTTGATTGAGGAAATCATCAATATGGGCTGGGGTGTTGTAACTCCTCATGTGGATGTGTCGGACAATTTTGAATTTTGGCTTGATCCAAGAGTTACAAAGGATATTGATGCCGTAGTCCATCTTGCAGCTTTGCTGATGATTGATGGTCATCAGCCGAAAGATTATTTCATGACAAATGCCTTGGGAACATTCAATGCTTTAGAATTTGCAAGGAAAAACAATATCAGGAAATTCATATATGCCATGACGCATTCCGATACAAACAAAAGTTATACAGTTTATATCAGAGAAGAAAGTTCTCAGGAGTTTGGGACAAACTCGTTTGAGAAGAATGCCATCCCTTTTATTGCATCAAAGATTGCGGCTGCTAATATGGTTGACGCATATACAAGGCAGGGAGTTTTACATGGGGTGAATTTACGATTGGCTAATATCAGAGGATTTGGAAGTAAGGATACAAAATTCAATTCACCATTTCACCAATTCATTGCAAAAGCAAAGAAGGCAAAAGATATTGAGGTCTGGGGCAATCCTCCGAAAACAGTGAGGGACATGATATATGTGAAGGATGTTGTAAGCGCAATTATAAAAGCAATTCAGGCTCCTGGGGCAGAAGGCTGGTACAACATAGGCTCTGGTAAGGGCTTATCTATCTTGCAGGAGATTGAAGATATTGTTTCTGTTTTCTCTCCTGTTGGAAAATCATCCAAGATCATCATGTGTACAGACAAGGAAGAAGTTAGGAAGAAAAGCTGTATTTTTCTGATTGGAAAGGCAAAAAAGGAATTGGGTTGGGAACCAGCTTACAGTTATCGAGAAGGATTGATTGATATGAGAAAATACATGGAGAGGGGTAATTGATGGCCAAAACAACAGAAGAGCATTACAAAATATTCGTGGATGAATGCATGAGGTTAAAAGAGGAATGGGGCTTGAATGATTGGAAGTTATTTTTTGAGCATGAAAAAGATGAGGATAACAGGGCACAAATATGGACTGATGTTTTGAACCATGCAGTTGTAATTAGATTAAGTTTGAATTGGCACAATTCCATTCCTACAAATGAGCTGGTAGTTAATACTGCAAGACATGAAATGATCCATCTGTTGTTTTCGCCTCTACATCATCTTGCAGGAGAGCGGTTTATTACACCAGATCAATTAAAGACAGAGAGTGAGAGATTGACAAGGCAGTTGATGTCTATCTTGTTTGGCCCATTTCAGGCGGAAGTTTTATCAACAGATACAGATCAGGAAGCGACCCACAAGAGGAGGGAAGGAGATGGGTGATATAGCTATTACATTTGATGTGGATTGGGCACCTGATTTTGCAATTGATTATGCTGCTTCTCTTATAGATTATTATGGCATAACAACCACTTGGTTCATGACGCATAGAAGCCCTGTCTGTGAGAAACTGGCTTCGACTAAATTTGTTGAAGTTGGGATCCATCCAAACTTTCTACAAGGAACAACACAAGGCAAGAATCCTTTTCAGATCATGAAAAACCTGATGGATATTTTTCCAGAAGCCAAATCCGTAAGAACTCATGCCATGGTATATTCTGCACAGATTGCACAATTGTTTGCCATGCTTGGTTTTGCTGTTGACAGTTCAATATATCTTGGTGGGATGAAAAATATTAAGCCCTTGCTGGCGAGATATAGCAGTATTAATAAACAAATTGTCAAGATCCCATACTATTGGTCTGATGATGGCGAAGTTTCTCAAAATCTTGGATGGAAGGATATCAGCAAAGCTCCCGGATTGAAAGTCTTGTGTTTTCATCCCTTGCACATCTTCCTGAATACTGATTGCTGGGACACTTATTTAAACTACAAGAATAATTTTCCAAAGGGCGGTGATTTCAAAGATGCAGAAGAATTTATTAACCGGGATAAGTTTGGTGCAAAAGATTATTTGGTGCAAATGTCTTCATACTTAGGGAAAACAAAAACATTATCCGAAATAAAAGAGGAGTTCTTGAGTGGGAAAGATTGACAAAGAGGGGATCTTAGTAAAAATTAAATGGATTGAAAAGTTGGTTGAGAAATATGAATTGGATTTGACGGGATTGACTGTTTTTACTGAAGTGGCCACCAATGATTATTTTCTGGCAGGGATGATTCCTGCTTTTGCTAATGCACAGATGGTTTATATGTATGATAAAGATTTGCTTTTTGAAAATAAGGTGGAAGGCTCTGACAATATAAGAATCACAAGTTCAAGGGATAAGATAGCTGAAGCTGATATAATAACCAATACAGGCTTTATACGGCCTGTAACAGCCTTAGACGTGGCGAAAATGAAAGATACGGCAATTATAGCCCTCATGATGTCACAACAGCAAATAAGGCCGTCAGATATTGAAATTCAGGCTTGTTTAAATAAGGGCATAGAACTTATTGAAACAGATGAAGTAAATTCTGGAATTCTTAATTCGATGGGATTCAAGTTTTTGAAGGTTTTGTTTGATGCCGGCCTGACAGTATGGAAGGACAAATATCTACTGCTGTCAACCGGATTATGGGCAAGCTATTATGTTCAGGCTTTGGAAATAAATAAGATTGATTTTGTCAGAACATCTTTTGGTTCTTTGAAGGATTATGATGCAATAATTGTGGCAGATCATGGGAATTTTCTTGATGATGGCTTATGGATTGGTCAAGACAATGATCAGATCAGAAGCGTTATCAGCATTGACAGGATTTTGAAAGAAAACCCTTTGATAAAAATCATCAACATCTCAGGCCAAATGGATGTTAAAGGGTTAGTTGAAGCCGGGATTGATGTTTATCCCGAAATTGAAACCATTGCAGGACATTCAGTTGTTAGAGGCGATTATCTTGGTTATAAAGTGGTTTTTGAAATGATGGTATTGAGTCTGAAGGCTGCGGAGCAAGCTGCCAGAAAAAGATTAACAACTTCCGGGACAAATTAGGAGGTAAAGAATGATATTACAGCCAGATACCAAATCAACATATTACAAAGCATTCAATAACAGATGGCAGAAGATAGGAGCAATATGTGAAGGAGAAGAAACAATCAAGGATATGGGTGATTTGTATCTTCCAAAATTGTCAGGCCAGACGGCAAAAGAATATGATGCTTATAGAAATAGAGGAACTTTTTTCAATGCCTTTTTGAGAACAGTAACGGGGCTGGTGGGGGCAATTATCAGGAAAGAGCCAGTTATCAAAACCCATGCATCCATTGATAAGCTTCTTGGTGGGATAACTTTGTATAATGAGTCAATTCAGGAAGTCATCAAGGTTTGCCTGACAAATATTTTAGAATTTGGCTATTATGGGATTCTGATTGATATGCCAATAGAACAATCAGAAAATAACAATCCATACTTTGCCCTTTATGCACCTTCATCTATTTTGAACTTGAAAACTGAAAGACTTGGATCGGATTATAAGTTGACCTTGTTGTCCTTGCTTGAAGTGGAATCAGTTCCTGATCCTGATAATCCTTTTGCTGATAGCTCTATTGAAAGGATAAGGGTTTTATCAATAGAGGATGGGGTTCTTGTTATACGATTGTATAAGAAAAATTCTGTTTCGGCTGTTAAAGGAAAAGAGGAATGGGTTCAAGATGGGGAGGATATATTGCCGAGAATCAGGGGAAAGAATGCAACTGAAATCCCATTTGTTTTCTTGGGATCATTGAGTAACACACCAATTCCCGATCCTCCTCCCTTGATGGACTTAGCAAATCTAAACATCAAGCATTGGCAATTAACTGTTGACTATTATCATGGGCTTCATTATTGTGCGATTCCAACACCTTGGGCGGCAGGATTTGGCAAGGGAACTGATTTGTACATTGGTGCAAATAGGGCATGGGTAAGTGATGATCCAAATGCAAAATGTGGCTATCTGGAATTTACAGGCTCTGGATTGTCGGCTGTGCTTGCTGCTATTGATAAACTTGAAAATCAGATGGCTATTATAGGGGCAAGAATGCTTGAAGAGCAGAAAAAAGCAGCTGAAGCAGCGGACACAGTTAGGATGAGATATTCAGGTGATACAGCAACTTTATCAGGGGTGGTTGGCTGTATCGAACAAGGCATTATGAAAGCGATTGATTGGCTTGGGATCTGGCTTGGAATAGAAGCCAAAACAGAGGTAATGATGAATAGAGATTTTGTTTCCGAAAGCCTTGATTCTCAACAGATTACAGCTTTGTTACAAAGCTGGCAAGCATCGGCCATTTCATTGGATACTTTCTTGTATAATTTACAAGTTGGTGAAGTGCTTCCGCCCGATAGGACAATTGCTGATGAAAAATTGCTTATAGAAGCAACCGCTTCTTTTTCCAATGATAGTAGTGACATATTTGGTGGACAGAATCCAGAATTTTTAGCATAGGAATTGATAAATGGAAAAGACAATACCGAATAAATTGTTTGATGATGCCATGAAAAACCAGTTGTTTACTGAACAGTATGCCAATGGATTGTCAAAAAAGATTCAGAATTTACTGACAGCTGCACAAGATGAGATAGCTGGCAAGATAGCAAAAATCGATCCAACATCACCATCAATGACTAAATGGAAACAAGCCAGACTTGAGAAGTTGAATGAAGAAATTTCTGGCATTATTGACAACACCTACAAGACAATTGCAACTGAATCAAAAAAGCAATTGACGGAGTTAGGAAAAGTTCAATCAAAATTAGCTGTAGATAAAACAAACAAAGCTGTTAAGGCTGATATCTTCAAAGTCACATTGACTCCTGATAATGTGAAATCTATTGTTGAAAATACAATGATTGACGGAAAGGTCATTGGAGATTGGTGGGCAAATGCAAAAGAATCCACCAAAACAAAATTGACAGCTGCAATGGCGGCAGGTACACAAGCCCTACAAATTGGAATGGTTCAAGGGGAAAGCGTTGGCGACTTGATTAGCAGAATCAGAGGAACCAAGACAACTCCGGGAATCATGAGTCTTACAAAGCGAGAAGCAACAGCATTGGCAAGAACATCGGTTTTACAGGTGGCCAATGTGACAAGGCAAGAAGTGTTTAAAGCCAATGAGGATGTTCTTGATGGGATTCAATTTGTTGCTACTCTTGATGCAAGAACAACTCCGCAATGCCGTGCTATTGATGGAAAACAATATGATATGCAAGGAAATCCTATTGGCCATAACATTCCTTATCCTGGTGCTCCACCTTTGCATTGGCAGTGTCGGACAGCGATTGTTCCTATCACAAAACCTTGGAGTGAGTTGGCTGGGCCAAAGTCACCACTAACCCTTGAACAGAAAGCAAGCTTGAGTAATATCCCAGTTGGTTTGCGATCATCTATGAATGGCCAAGTTTCTGGGGAGATGACATATCAGGATTGGTTATTAACACAATCTGTAGAAGATCAGCAAGCTATACTTGGGCAAGGCAAATGGAAGCTATGGTCAGAGAATAAACTTGATGTGGCTGACTTGGTTAATAATACAGGGAAAGAATTGACCTTGACTGAGTTGAAAGCTAATCTTGGAGACATCCTTGCCAAAAAGCAGGTAGAACTTGAAAACCAATTGAAAAAGCTGGCATTGGAAAGCTCTTCTGCTGAGGAGTTTGAAAAGAAATTGTCAGAAAATAGATCAATAAAATTCCTCAAGGACAAAACTCCTTCTCAATTCTATGCTGATACAAAACAGACAGTGGAAGCAGCAAGGGCAGCACGAGCAGAAGCAAAGTTTTTAGAGCAGAAGGCAGAAGAAAGTTACAAGGCCATTTTCTTGAAGAATCCAAAGATAGCAAAAGAAGCAGAAGAGCAAATGATGAAAGCTTCTCCGGGGTTTGAAAAATTACCATGGGCTGAAAAAGAGAAATTGTTAAATTCTTTTGTTGATGCCATGAAGAGTCCAGCTGTTGAAGAAATTATAACAAAGCATGAATGGATCTCAGTTCAGGATATTAAGGAAGCAAAGAAAATCTTTAAAAAGCAATTAAATGTTAACAAAGTGCTTGCAAAACAAACAGTAATAAAAAAACTTGATTTTGTAGGAGAATCTTTAAACATTATCAAGAATTTACCAAGATTTAGTAACCAAGCTTTACCAGAGCTTCAAGAGTTTCATATGGTTGTAGAATTTATAGATGAATCAGTCAGAAGAAATGTCGTTGCATTCTACCAAGAGCAAGAAGGCATTGTCAAAATCGCAACAAAAGGAATAAAAAGTGAAGATGTTTTGGAACTTGGACGTCTTTCTTTGGCGGGAGATATAGGAAGCGTTGCCCGACATGAGTTCGCCCATCACATATATAGTAAATCTTTGACAGCAATTGAACAAAGTGAATGGGGTGATTTATTTGAAGCAAGATATTACTGGTCGAATGTCTCCAAATATTCCGTAGTAAACATGAAAGAAGCTTTTGCGGAATCGTTTACAGCATATACCTCGCCCTTGTACGGCACGGCAGAGAATCGAATCCTTCCTGAAGAGGTAGAAGAGTATTTTGCCAGAGTGTTTGGAAAAGTAGGAACTGTTAAAACAGAAGCTATTGCAGAAAAGATAGTTGAGAAAGAAGAATTGGCTTTAATATCTGAAAAAGTTGAGCGAGCCAAGAAAAGCCATATACCAGCTACAAAAGAAGTTCAAAAACTGGCGGATGGAAACCAGACTTTGGTGGCTATAAAAATAAAAGGGACAGAAACGCCAGACAATGCTCCCTTTGATATTATTCTTGGCAAAGATCATATTGAGCTTAAAACTATTGTGAGGGCAAGCAATGATAAAATTACAATGCATCCAAGCTCATTGAAAAGGAAAAATGATTTTGTGGCCGGAGTAAAAGGTGGCAAGGCGCATACTCTGGTAATTGATGAAAGGACAGGCAAAGTTTATTATAGATCTGGCGTTGGCAGTTTTCGCCTTTCCTCGATGGAAGAAATTGGTGTTAAAGAAAATTTTGAAAAACGATTATTGAAGAGATTAAAGCAAAAACAGGTATAATATATAAAAGGAGGGCACCATGAGTTTTTACCTTTACGATAGCAATGGATATGTTGGCGATGTTGCCAGCAATAAAGGATTGAGTGATTTGGCTGCTTATATCCGCAAGCACCCTGATACTGAAGAGCTGGAAAAATTGTTTGAAGAGGGTACCATTTTAAAAACAGATCACTTGATGGAGGAATTGCAATTACTTGGAACACCAAGAAATAGAAGTGTGGCGGAAACATTATCTAACTTGATAGATTTAATTACAGAAGCAGAAGATGTGTTGATTATCACACAGAATGCTGAAATGGGAAAGGAGGAATGAAAATGTTAGGAGAACCAAAATGCTATACCAGAGAATGCAAACATTTTACAGGCGTGAAACAAGATAATGAAGACGAGGCAACAGAACGGGTTATTTGTGAAGCTTTCCCAGATGGAATTCCTGATGAAATTGCTTATGGGGACAATTTACACAGCAAGAAATTTCCGAGCCAGAAAAATGACATTGTATTTGAGAAAGAAAAATGACAAAGGAAAACTTGTTTAAACTAATGAAAACATGTATTTATAAGTTCTGGTAATTTTTTTCTTTTATTGGTTTGGTAAACATATTATAATGTATGAAAATGAGGATACAAGGTAATAACAACCGGGAGGAGAAATGAATGCTTAAACTGATAGTTGACAAAATTGAGGATGTTGAAGAAAAGTTTCGGGAGCTTTATAAGCGTGCTGATGATGGTAAATTCCACCTTGATGCTGAGTCTGATCCTGAAACAAAAAAGAAAGTTGATGAATTTAGAGAAAACAACATCAAGCTTATGAAAGAGAAAGAGGATCTTGAAAAGAAGATTCTCGAATATGGTGCTGATCCGGCAAAGGTTAAGGAATGGCAGAAAAAGGTTCAGGCCATAGAAGATAAGCAAATGATTGAAGCCGGAAAAATTGATGAGCTGGTTGAACAGAAAGTTCAGCGAATGCGTCAGGAGTATGAAAATCAGATTAAAGCATTACAGGATGCTGTTGATGTTAAAAATCAGGAGGTTTCTAAGACCCACAGCAGACTTTCAGAAGTTTTGATTGATTCTGAAATCACTAAGGCAGTTGCTGGAAAAGTAAGAGCTGGTGCGATGGCTGATATCCTTTCCAGAGGCCGCAGGGTATGGAAATTGGATGAAAATGGGAATCCTATTCCAAAAGAGAATGATAAAGTTCTCTATGGAAAGGATGGCAAGGCTCAAATGACCTTTGAAGAATGGGCAATAGTACAGATGGAAGTTGCTCCTTTCTTATTTGAACCTTCCACCGGTGGTGGAGGCGTTGGTGGAGGCGCTGGAGCAGGCAAAGGCTCAATAGATTATAGTAAAATTCCAGCCTCGGAGAGACTGAAGATGTTACATGGTGATGGAAGTCAGAAAACAACATTATAGGAGGAAAAATACAAGGATTCGGTGAATCCGAAGAACAAATTTAAAAATTAGTTGAGGCTGGAAGCGCAAACGAAATCCCAGTGGGATTTAATCATTCGATTAGATTTCACTGGGATTTTTTTATTTTAACAACATTTAAAATTACACAGGAGGTATTTGAGATGGCTGTAAACTTAGTGGAAAGTGCAAAAATGGCTTTGGGACGTGATGAGGTTCTCAAGGCAACGGTTATGGAGTTGTTCGCAAGGAGTTCTGATCTTATGGCGAACTTGCCTTTTGAGGACATTACTGGAAATGCATTGAAATTCGATAGAGAAAA